GAAAATAAAAAGTGCAAGCAGGTTAGATACGACCTTAACAGTTCAAAACAATAGTTGCTAATAACAACACACACTTCGAAGCAGTCGCTCTAGCGGCTTAATCGATGGGGGCTTCTCAAAGCCTTCCTACCCAATTTGAGATAGCAGGTAGATGCCTGCGAAACTAAAAAATCGGAATGGGTTTCCTGCTTTTAGCAGGTGGGATGCAACATGACAGTAAGCATGGTAGGAAGTCTGTCTATCTTTGTAGTTTTGTGATAGTAAAACTAACAAGCTTGTGAATGACTTTTATGGGATTTTATTTTGGACGCGGGTTCGACTCCCGCCGCCTCCACCATTTTAAAGGAAATAAAATTATAACGGAGAAACTGTGGATTATATCCAGAAAAAGGGAAAGAGATTCGACAAGACAGAAAGAAGAAAAAAGATAGCAGATTTAAACTTTAAAGCCCAACTAGAAGATTTGTGGTATCTGCTCGAGAAGAAAATGAGATTAGGAAATGATTATTTATTTAAGATAAACAAGGAAGAAGATTTAGAAGATGAACATTAGAGTTTGTGACTTTTGTCACGCATGCGTATACAGTGACGAATGTGAAAAGCGTGGTGATGATGTCGTTTGTCACATGTGTATAAATGAAGAAGAAATAGACAGTAGTGACAACGAAAAAATAGCTAATATTGAATAGGGCGCTTGGCGCTATAGAACTCTATGTAATGTGTTGTTTGCAAAGAGTACATACTCGAGGGGAAAACAAACCATGTTCATAAAAAATTACATATTAAAATTAGTTGAATTAAACATATGGATAGTAAAAAAAATAGACAATTTGCTATCATTGTTGTCGGATAAACTACGTACTCATGAGGTGGTAGTGGATGAAGTTCCTGAAAGATGTCCGTGCTGTGGGTATACTCCCTGCGATTGCGACGATCATTAAGGGAGCCAAAAGTGCTGCTTTTATACTTTTTACTTTATTTTTAGCCTGTACCACTGACTACGGCGTCCATACTGAAATAGTAGAAGCGGTTGATGCATCTGATATGACAGTAGTGGTGGACTCTTTAGTTCAAGCGTCCACTCCTGCTAGTATAGATGTGTTGATTGTTTTAGACACTTCTGGTTCTATGAGTGACAACTATGAACAAGTGAGCAGAGGAGTAGAGATACTAAGAGGCGATATTGAACTCATTACTTTTGATTATCAAATCGCCTTCATCAATTCGTCACTTATAGAAACTTATTTTGCTGGGCCGTATGATATATATTCCTCTGCTATTGATTTTTTATTAGCGCCCTGGACGCTAGAAATGGATCGTTATGAAACAGGGTTTTATGCAGCATATGAATTTACAACAATGACAGAGGAAGGAGCCAGCTTCTTCAGACCAAATGCTGATAAATTATTGATTTTTATTTCCGATGAAGATGAACAGTCAGCATTTACAGCAGATATTTTTCATTATTGGCTCAAAGATCAGTTTCAATATGTGCAACATGATATTGTAGCAATTGTGAATACGGGCACTGGCGATTGTGAGAGTAGTTGGTCAGCTTATATAGGTGAGAAGTATATTGATTTAAGTGCTTATTATGGAAAAACAGCAACCGATCTTTGCAGCGATTGGGAGCTAGCCTTGGCTGATAGTACATTTTTAGTGGGACCTGTTAATTATGTTAATTTAAGCCAAGAGCCTGTCGAAGATACTATTGTGGTTTACCTCGATAAAATTATAACCGAAGAATGGTACTATTTATCGGAGACAAATACGGTTTATTTTGATTTTGAACCTCCGGAGGGATCATTGATTGAAGTGGGATACATCGTCTATAATAATTAACGTTTTATTGATGGGATTAGGCATGAGCTTGACCATCGTATTGTATTATATTGGAAAATTTATTAAATTTGTAAAAGAAGACAATGCTCAGCGCCGCCTCTTGCGAGAAGCCGCTGAAAGAGAAAAATTGGAAGAAATAAATAAAGTAATTGAAAATATGTTAGAATATAAAGCAGTAAACGAAAGATACAATCACCCAAATGTAATTAATTTTTCAGATTACCAGCGTAGAGATGATTAATCGAGGACAATATGGCTGATTGGTCAGCAATAAGTAAAATAATACTTTACATTTGCGCAACAGTGGTTATAATATTTACAACTCATTCGTGTGAGTTGCGTACTCAAATTATACAAGAGTGTGAACAGTCATGCTCTGGAATGGGCAATCGGATACTTTCTGTTACGAATCGCGAATGCATATGCACCGGTGCCACAGTTACTGAAAGCAAACAAAACGATGAAATTTGGTTAATCCCTAGGAATGAATAATGACCCCACCTAACACGATAGTCTTGTTTGACGTTGACGGCACTCTAACCGAGGCGCGCCTACCGATATCCATTTCCGTTATTATCGCATTGAGAGAGTTATGTCGCTATACTGAAATTGGCTTTGTGACAGGAAGTGGGATGGAATATATAAAAGAACAATTGTGGCCGGCATTAAATGACCCTATTATTCGCAACAATTGCCACTTGCTTCCGTGCAACGGAACTGAATATTGTATTCCTGTCGGAGAAGAAGGGCTTTCGTTTCAGACCATTCACAAAGCATCGATGATTGAAGAGATAGGAGAAAAAGACTTTTATAAATTAATGAGAATTCTGTGTCGTCTTCAAGGAGAGGTAGTAGAAGAAGGATATGGGTTGCCTATTACAGGCAACATGTTCCACAATCGCGCTTCAATGATAAACTGGTGCCCAATTGGCAGGAACGCGAAGCCTCCGGAGCGCGAACAATTTAAAGCGCTCGATAAGCTTTATGGTATTCGCAAAAAGTATATTGAAACTTTAAAAGAGAATTGTAAAAAAGAAGGAATAGGTGTTAATATTAAATTGGGAGGAGATACGTCTTTCGATATATATCCTCCGGGCTGGGACAAAACATATGCCTTAAAACATTTTAATAAACACGAATGGGATTTTTGGTTTGTAGGAGATCGCTGCAGCCCTACGGGAAATGATTATGAGATTTTTAACTTTCTTCATAGAAAGGGTCGCGCCTTTGAAACAAGCGGACCAGGAGAAACAGTTGAGATAATTGATTTTTATATTTTAAACGAGGTAATATAATATGACAATAGCTGATGGAATGTTTGATAAGGAAAAAGACAATGAGAATCCTACGGTAATGGTATCTGGGGGATTTGATCCGGTGCATGCGGGACATATTCGTATGATCCGTGCCGCCGCAGAATATGGTGATGTGATTGTAGTTGCCAATTCTGATGAGTGGCTTTATAGAAAAAAGGGCTTTGTGTTTATGGAACTAGCTCGGCGCGTAGAAATTCTTAATGCCATTAAAGGAGTTATTTTGGTAGATTCCGTAGACGATTCAGATGACACTGTTTGTGAAGCTATTCGTCGCCTAAAGCCAACATATTTTGCTAATGGGGGCGACAGGGGGAGAACTAATACCCCAGAACAAGATATTTGCGAAGAATTAGGTGTAGAGCTTTTGTGGTCGATTGGTGGAGATGAAAAATTAGCCAGTTCGTCTGATTTGGTGAAAGATGCTCGCGAATTTACGATACCCCCTAAGCGTGCAAAATCTAAACATTCTGAGAAATAATTTAAATAAGTCCATAGTTATGTATAGATGGTGGGAAAAACGTTAATTTTGTTAATAGGACTTTTGGCGGCATGCACACCAGAACTACAACAAGAAGAGATACCGGCTGACACTTCTCTCGATGAGGTTGAAGAACTTGTATTCGGCGTACAATCGGATGGAGTTTGTGCTCATGGCATGGGGGATGATATTTGCGATCTTATATTAAAGGATCAAAATGACGATGTGTGGCGTCTCCATGATTTGAAAGGAAATGTGATAGTGTTAGATTTTTCTGCAATGTGGTGCGGACCTTGCCAAAATGCTGCAGCTACCGTGCAACAAACTCAAGATGATTATGAACTCGAAGGGTTTAATTATGTCACTGTTTTAATTGATGATCCTACTGCTGATGTAGTCGATCTTGATGATGTACAATCTTGGACAGACTCGTATGGCATTACGACTGCTACTGTTGTGCAGGGTGATCGTGATCTTATTAGTGCGGACACACATGAAGGTTACCCTATTGTGTCGTGGCCAACTTTTGTATTTATAGATCGAGATTTAAATATTTACTGGGGCATTTACGGCTTCAATGAGGAATATATTCGAACCGTAGTTGAAGAGATGTTATAAAGCCCTTGACAATCATACAAAATATAATATAATAAAAGAGACAACAAGAGTCGATCCGCTATATCGTCGGAGTTTAAATTAACGATACGTGGCTGCCGAACGTCATGCCGGCAGGGGTTTCCGGTCATCCTAGGTTGCGCACAGAAAACCGGTCACTTTTTGGGGTGTAGCATAAATGGCAGTGCATCTGGTTGTTACCCAGAAGGTTGGTGGTTCGACTCCACCCGCCCCAGAATTATATCCTCACAGTTGGGCGGTTATGTATAAAGAAGGCGACATTGTATTAGTGCGCTCTCCAGCAGGTGCTGGCATACCTTCCGTGCATGTGAAACTCGTTAAGCGCTTAGAGAGAAAGCCACAAAAAGGTAGAAATTTTGATTGGCCAGGTTATGTGGGATGGGAAGCAATACTGACCAAACCAGAAGAAGCAGATATGTTAAGAAAAAAACATTCAATTCCTTTTAAATTCCCAAACGATATTGAAACATTTGTGGATGAAGCCGATATAATAAAAAAGGTAAATAAAAAACGCAAAAGGAGAAAGAAAAAATGAATTTAAGGTCGAGGATCGCTAAAATTTTACATATTGAAAGTCCAATGCTATTAATGATTTCATTAATTATTGCTATTGGTATTTGGGCATGGGTGAAAACTCATATGGGTATGGAATAAAAAACTCACTATTTACTGATGAACCCTCGATGATAACGCATGGCAACTAAAAAGAACTATTTATTAGATACAAGCGTTTGTTTAACAGACGCAGATTCAATATACAAGTTTGATAATCATGATATCTTTCTGCCTCTTAAAACTTTGGAAGAAATCGATAAGCATAAAAAGCGCCAAGATTCGGTTGGTGTGAATGCTCGTAAAGTTATTCGCCTTTTAGATGAACTTCGTGAGAAAAATAATTTACAAAAAGGCGTACGTTTAGGAAAAGGCAAAGGAATTTTAAGAGTCATGTCTTACGAATCTCTTAAAGATGTTATTTTTCCTGCCGATTTAGATATTCGCATTCCCGATCATACCATTATTGCAACAGGTAAAGCAGTACAATCTGAATTCCCAAACCGCAAAACTGTTGTTGTGAGTCGCGATATTAATATGCGAGTTATTTGTGACTCTATTGGAATCCTCTCAGAAGATTATATCTCAGAGAAAGCAGTTACATCATCTGAAGAACTTTATCAAGGGTTTAGCGAATTTTTAGTTGATGAACAATTAATTGATAGGTTTTATAGTGAGGAAGAAGTAATAATTCCGGAAGACGAAGCTCCAGGACCTTGGTATCCCAACCAGTATCTGTTGTTGATATCCAATAGTAATCCCAAAAAGAGCGCATTAGCATGCTTTGAGAGCTACGAGATGCCCCTTAAAAAAGTAATCCATAACCGCTTACCGGATTGGAAAATTAATTCAAGGAACAAGGAGCAGGCGTTTGCAATTGATATGTTGTTGGATCCTAAAATTAAGATCGTAACAATGGTTGGTCGCGCCGGTTCTGGCAAAACGCTATGTGCGATTGCCGCAGGACTACAACAGACCATTGGACTGAGAACTGAAAATAACCATTATAGTCGGTTGATAGTATCTCGCCCCGTCCAGCCTATGGGAAAAGATATTGGTTTTTTGCCTGGCACGATGGAAGAAAAAATGCTTCCATGGCTAATGCCCATTCAAGATAATTTAAAATTTTTGATGGGGGATAAAACCAATTTGGAAATGTACCTACAACAAGGTAAAATTGAAATTGAGGCACTTACGTACATTCGAGGACGTTCTATTTCGAATGCGTTTATAGTGATCGATGAAGCGCAAAATCTCACAAAGCATGAAATTAAAACAATCATCACTCGCATTGGCGAGGGAAGCAAAATTGTTTTAACTGGTGATATCGAACAAATTGATAATGCATATGTCAATGAAACATCGAATGGTTTAGCGCATGCCGTAGAAAACTTTAAAGATTACCATATTTCAGGGCACGTTTCCTTTAAGAAAGGCGAAAGGTCCGATTTGGCCACATTAGCTTCCAAAGTGTTATAAATAATTTGACATTATTTGGCGAATGTGATATAAATATAACATGGAGAAACGATATGAGCAACACAACTGACGTACCAACAATTACAGAACAACAAGCGCATGAAAACCCAATGCTGGCAATGACGGTAGAGGGCGATTCAGAGCTTAAGGAATATCTAGTAGAATATGTTGGCTCAAAGTTAGACAACGAAGAAGTCACAGTTAACATGATTGCCGAAGTGCTAGCCGCAGACTTTCCGGAATTTACATTTGCTTTTGCTGAAGAAAATTTCCTACGAGGCTACCAACAGGGACTAGATGATGCTGAATTACTTACGAGAAAACCACAAACAGAAGACAAATAGTGTGCAGGATTTTTACACATCCACCGGAATTCAGGTGTATATTAAAGATCCGCTGGCTGCTAATATAAATGTAGAAGAGGTTATAGCGAAAGTAGAAGAACATGTTCCTAAACATCTCTTAGAAGAAGTGGAAATGATTGTTGTAGGATGGTTTAAAGAATTTGATGAAAGAAATTTAAACGCTTTTTATAGTGATGGTGCTTTATATATTTCTAATTTGCAAGATGACGACGCAGACATGTTTGATGACATTGTCCACGAAATTGCCCATTCGCTCGAAGAGCCTCACGGATATGAGATTTATGGAGATAAAAATTTAGAAAAAGAGTTTTTGTCTAAACGATTAGCCTTAAAAGATATTTTATGGGCCCATGGGTACAAGGCGCCCTCCTTATTTTTTATGAATTCTGAATATGATAAGGAATTTGACGAATTTCTACATGAAAAAATTGGATACGATAAATTGGCATTATTAATGCAAGGGCTTTTTGTGAGTCCTTATGCTGCTACGTCGCTTAAAGAATATTTTGCAACCGGGTTCGCAGAATTTTATTTGGACCCCAACCACAATTTCTTACAGCAAGTTAGCCCGGTGTTATATGGCAAACTTTTTGATCTACAAAAACAAAAAAAACTTGACAACAACTAAAAATGTGGTTATAATAAAAGGATAGTTTGGAGACTAAATTGCCACATATATCATATTCGGAACTCAAAGATTGGGCGTTTTGTGCTTTTTACCACAAATTAACACGAATTGACAAGCTCTCGGGATTCAAGGGAAACGCTTATACTGCTTTTGGAACAGCAATTCACAATGTTTGCGAGAAAAAGCTACTTCAAGAACAAATAAATGAAGATTACTTTATTGAGCAGTTTGAGGAATGTATAAGTAAATTAGATGATGATGTAGAAATTGATAAAAAGCTTGTAGGGGAAATGCGCTTACAAGGTAAACAAATAATTCCTGAAATTGAAGATGCATTGGAAGATTATTTTGAAGAGTATGAGGTCTTGTCTGTCGAATTGCCTCTTTATGAAGTAATCGACGGAGACGAAGATTACATGTTTAAAGGTTACATCGATGCGATTGTAAAGACTCCAGACAACAAAGTACACATTTTTGATTGGAAGACTTGTTCTTGGGGGTGGGACGCCCGCCGTCGAAGTGACAAAATGGTGACATATCAGCTTACCCTATATAAGCATTTTTTCGCGCAGAAGATGAACATTGATCCTAAAGATGTAGAAACCCATTTCGCCCTTTTAAAGAGAACTGCGAAGAAAAACAGAGTTGAACTATTTAGAGTCACTAGCGGTCCTCGTAAAACAGCAAACGCATTAAATATGTTGCACAAGGCCCTATACAATATTAAAAATAGACGGTATATTAAAAACAGGCTGTCTTGCAATAATTGTAACTTTAGACACACTAAACATTGTCCATGAGGTATTAATGACAAAGAAAAAGATTTTGGTCTTATCAGACCACCCCCTTTCGCCGTCAGGCGTAGGGACACAAACAAAGTATATGATTGAGGCGCTCCTAAAGACAGGGCGCTATCAGTTTATCTGCTTAGGTGGAGCAGTTAAGCATAACGACTACACTCCCCAAAAGGTAGAGCCATGGAAGGACGACTGGGTTATCTTTCCTATTGATGGTTATGGAAATCATGATATTGTGCGCTCGCTTTTGCAAAAAGAGCGTCCAGACGCATTATGGTTTATGACTGATCCTAGATTTTATGGATGGCTATGGGAAATCGAAAATGAAATTCGAGCTAATGTCCCAATGATTTATTATCATGTTTGGGATAACTTCCCGGCGCCCTATTTTAATAGCGCTTTTTATCGTTCAACGGATGAAGTGGTCTGTATCTCAAAAGTGACGCATGCGATTTTACAAGAAGTAGCGCCAGATGTTAGTTCTTGTTATCTTCCCCATGCGGTTAATTCTAACATTTTTCACAAATTCAAGACTCCTGAAAAAACAGAACTTCTAGAACAACTTAGAACGCGAATAACGACTCAAAGCGGCACAAAATATAAAAATCCAAAGAAAAAGATTTTCTTTTGGAATAATCGTAATGCACGCCGCAAACAAAGCGGGACCCTGGTATGGTGGTTTAAGGAATTCTTGGATGAAGTAGGGCACGATAAGGCATGCCTATTAATGCACACCGATCCTGTAGATCAACATGGACAGGATCTTCCGCACATTATTGAGCACTTAGGCGCCGTTGATGGACAAATTTTGATATCGAGTCAAAAAGTAACACCAGAAGAATTAGCTAATATGTATAATGTTGCTGATTACACCATTAACATTTCCGATGCAGAAGGCTTTGGACTCTCAACGCTTGAATCGCTATCTTGTGGAACTCCTATTATTGTTAATATGACAGGAGGACTACAAGAGCAAGTAACAGATGGAGAAAATTGGTTTGGATTCGGTATCGAGCCGACGTCAAAAGCCATTATAGGCTCTGTACAAGTGCCTTATATTTATGAAGATCGAATTTCACAAAAAGATTTTAACAAGACGCTCAAAGCGGCAATAAAGCTGGGTCCCAAGAGTTATAAGAAAATGTCTATTATGGGGCGCCAACATGTTAAAGACAATTATAATTTTGATAACTATGAAAAACAATGGGTGGAAACTATGGATAACATTATAGAAAAGCACGGATCTTGGAATAATAGAGAAGGCTATGAACGTTGGCACTTGCTGGAGGTGGCATGAGAAAAAAAGTCTTACTAAAGGGACCCCTTCTAACGCGTTCGGGGTATGGTGAGCAAACCCGTTTTGCTCTAAGGTCTCTAATGAGTCGACCCGATTTGTTTGAAATATATATTCAACCGCTGCAATGGGGACAGACGTCTTGGTTAGCCGATTTGGATGAAGAACGCGTCTGGATTGATCAAACTATCGAAAAGACTATAGGATACATCCAACAAAATGGCGCATTTGATATTGCAATACAAGTTACCATTCCGAACGAATGGCAAAAAATAGGGACTACCAACATTGGATATACAGCAGGAATCGAAACAACACAAGTATCACCACAGTGGATAGAGATCGGTAACCAAATAGATAAAATTGTGGTGGTATCCAACCACGCAAAAGATGTATATCAGAAGACCGCCTATGATGCCCACAATCAACAAACCAAAGAAGAGGTTGTGTTGCAATTGCAGACAGACATTACAGCAGTTAATTATCCAGTTAAGACCTATGAGTCACCCCAATTGGAAGAATTGAACTTACATTATGATTTTAATTTTCTGACACTAGCTCAAATGGGCCCACGAAAAAATCTAATGAATACGATTAGATGGTTTATGGAAGAATTTAAAGATGAAGAAGTGGGATTAGTAGTCAAGACTAACCGCGCTAAAAATTGTGTTCTCGATAGAGAATATGTTTTTAACGAAATACGCAAATTTACTACAAGCATGGGGGATACCACATGTAAGGTATATCTTTTGCACGGAGATATGTCCGATGAAGAAATACATGCTTTATATGTACACCCCCAGTTAAAGAGTCTCGTTACTTTTACACACGGAGAAGGCTTTGGTCTTCCAATTTTTGAAGCAGCTTATAGCGGCATGCCTGTGGTGGCCACTGGATGGTCTGGGCAATTGGATTTCTTAGTAGATGAAAACCGCAAGGAGCATTTTTATAATGTGTCGTTTGATATTGCTCCGATTCCTCAAGAGGTGGTGTGGGACGGCGTTATAACAAAGGAGTCGATGTGGGCTTATCCTCGCGAGCAGTCCGCAAAAGAGCAAATGCGCCAATGTTATAACGACATTGTTGAGAATGCTCCCGATACTCCTGCTACAACAACTGACGAGTATCGTACGTGGCTGAACGAGAAGTTCTCTCCAGAAATCATGTATGCGCAGTTTGTAGATGCTATTATCAAGGAAGAAGAATTCGACGTAGAGTCGTGGTTGGATGGATTAGATATTCAGGAAATCGAGTGAAGTTTATTTTTGTGGCTGATTTCTTTGTCGAGCATATGCTCACCAAAGGGGTCATAGGGGGAGGAGAGCTTAATAATGAAGAGTGTATACGGTTATTAATTTCTCAAAAACATTCAGTAAGCAAAATGTTGTGCCACCAAATTACTCCTTCCTTTATTAACGACAATAAAGATAGTAACTTTATTATCGCTAATTTTGTAAAGCTACACCCAGCTTGTATGGAGGCTCTCTCTCAAACAAACTATGTCATATACGAACATGATCACAAATATCTTCAAGCGCGCAATCCAGCGCTTTATGAAAATTTTAAAGCCCCCAAAGAAGATATTGTAAATTTAGAATTTTATAAAAATGCGAGAGCGGTGTTATGTCAGTCACAATTTCATATGGGCATTGTTGAAAAAAACACCGGTTTAACAAATATAATCAATTTGGGTGGTAATTTGTGGCCCATTTCTTCTCTTAAGTTAGTTGAAGAAATTTCTAAAAAACAAAAGCATAAGAAATGCTCTATTTTGGATTCCCGAGAGCCTCATAAAAACACTCAAGAAGCAATTAAGTGGTGTTTGATAAATGATATGAAATTTGATTTAATTCGTAATCCGATTTATGCCGAATTTTTGTCTGCTTTGGGAACTAATGAAAAGTTTGTATTTCTTCCAAAAACTCCGGAGACGCTTTCGAGAGTGGCTGTAGAAGCGCGAATGATGAACATGTCATTGATTACCAACAATATGGTAGGCGCCTCCATGGAGCCATGGTTTAAACTGAAAGGAAAAGAGCTTATAGAAGTTGTTTATAAAATGAGAGAAACTATTCCCGCCAAAGTGGTAGAGGCATTTAAATGAAAACACTATTGCTATCTTATCCACGTAGTGGAAACTCTTGGTGTCGTTATATATTGGAATCTATAACAGGGCGCCCCACCACCGGCTTCCCTCTCTTGCACCCATGGACAGGAAACGTTAACTCACATTATTTTGGTAATGACGAATTTGATGACGACGTTATTCTTAAGCTTCATGGAGACCCAACGGAATTGTACAGGGATCGTGCAGCGCTGCTTGGGGGTCGGACTTCCTTAATTGAAAAATACCTTAACAAAGAATATGCTTTAATACTTTTGATAAGAGATCCGGTAGAAGCCATAACTCGGCATGAGGGACACAATCCAGGTTGCCCCATAAGATCACGCGTACGGGACCCGAATTATTATTATTTTAAAAATATTAAATTATTTGATTCTTATAATGGTTTGAAAATAGCTGTATATTATGAAGATTTAATTCAAAATCCGAAGGTGTTTATAAGAAAACTAGGAGCATTTATGGGCGTAGAAAATTATGATCAAAAGGTAGAAAGTTTTATGGACAATTTTGAACCTCATAGAGAAACATCAAGACAATTATATAGTGCCAACGTCCAGAAGACACAAACCAACGGAAAGCCCGACAGCATTAAATTCCACAGTAGCAATTATTCTCAAAATTATTTAAAAGCACAATGGGAGAAAATAACCCAATATCAAGATCCGGACGTATTGAAATACATAGAAAGATATAAAGTATCATGAAAATACTTCTAACAGCGAACAAGACATACAGAGGAAATGCCGATACGGCGTATTGGTATGTTTATCTGCCTTTAAAACAATTGGGGCACGAAGTGTATTGGTATGATACGGTCGCTCCTGTAGAAAAAGATTATAGTAAAATAATAGAGAGATTTAAGCCAGATTTAATTTTTTGTTGTTTAACTAATAATCGCACCATTACTCCTTTTGAGCCATGGCAAGAGATTATACAAGAAACAGAGTCCGGAAGGACTAAGACATTTAACTGGTTTTGTGACGATACATGGAGGTTTGATACATTTTCTCATGGGGCGTGTCATTGCTTTAGTGTTTGCTCAACTCCCGATCCCACTTATATAGAAAAGTATAAAGCTGTTGGTTATGATAATATATTAGTAGGCATGTGGCATGTCAACTCAGAATTTTATCCTAAAATAGAATTTGAAGAAAAAACAATTGACATGTCATTCATCGGTGCCCCCACTCCAACTCGGAAATTAATATTTGAACAGGTAGATGTGCCAATTCAGAATATCTTTGGAGTTTCTATGGAAGAGTTGTTTTTAAAGCACTCGCAGAGTAAAATAGGGGTAAATTTTAGCACTAACGATAATGATCCTTTTCAAAAGACAGAGATAAAACAAAGAATTTTTGAAATCACAGCCGGCGCCGGATTATTACTCACCCAGCACCATAGCGGCATAGAACAACTTTTTGAAATTGACAAAGAAATTATCACATTCACAACTTTAGAAGAGCTTTCCGTGAAGGCTAAATTCTTGTTAAAGAATCCAAAGATAACTAAGCACATTGCTGCAGCCGGTTATAAAAGATTTATTGCAGAACATGATTCAAAAATTAGATTAAAAGGTCTTATAGAACAGATAGGAGAACTATAATTATGAAAATATTTGTCCCCGATTATTCATCACATGCCGGCAAGTGGATATATGCCGGCATTGCAAACGCCTGGAAACAACTCGGACATCAACCCATTATAGATCCAGCTAAAGTGGACACAGACGGCAATTCGACCCACCACGCCCCGATGCCTGAGCACCCACTAGAGGAAGATTATATAATGATGTTTACTGATCATAATGCTGAAAATTCGAATTCAATATTTAGAGAAAGGGTAGCCAACAGCTATAAGTCTTTTGTTTTTGTACAACCACATATGTATCCGGCCCCATGGGGCGCCCACACCAATTATCATTCGCTAGCGTCTGATAAGACAGTACAATTTCTCAACGAGAGCGATAACGTGTATTTGTGGACATTTGCTGATATCTTGACGCCAGGTTCTCTCATCGTTGACCCTCCTCGGGATCGCCGTGGCGTAATATATCAAAAATATGTACCAGATTGTTATGCGAAATGGAAAAAGGTTCACACTGTTCCCTTGGGTTTTGATTCGGTGGGATATTTGCCGATTGCTGATCCAACTTATGCTCAATATGATGTCTCCTTCGTAGGCGGCTGGGTAGATAACGGATTTAACGAAAAGCGAGCTATTATGCTAGAAATTTTTAAGGCATTTAAACATAGTGGTTTAAAGTGTGGCTTTTTCATTAATAAAAATATTAGCCATGATCAAGAAAATAGACTTCTTTATAATAGTAAAGTATGCCTGAATATTCACGATAAATACCAGCGCGTTTTGGGGGGCGATACCAATGAAAGGACTTATAAATCTTTAGGACTTGGTGGTGTTATGATATCAGACAAAGTTTCTCAATTGGAAAGGCTTTTTCCCAATGTAAAAACTTCGAACGATCCTGAAGAATTAGTGAGAATGGCTAAAGAATATGTTTCGCTGCCTTCTGAAGAGTTAAACGATTTAAAAGAAGAAAATCGACAAAACATTTTGGACAATCACTGTTATACTCATAGAATGAGTCAGTTATTAAGCGCGGAAAACGATTAAACTCAAGAAGAAAAAATGAATAATTTAAAAATGTCTGCTATTATACCTTGTTATAATGCTGAAAAATGGATTGATGAATGTTTAAGGAGCGCTCTAATCCAAACATATGAAAATATGGAAGTTATTTTTGTTGATAACGAGAGCACGGACGATAGCTATCAAATAGCAAAAAATGTACAGAAGGAATATCCCGAATTAAAAATATCATCCGCGCCAAACATATATCGATATTCTTGGACCGAACCAGTTGAAGAAGCCTTGACGATGGCAACGGGAGATTATTTTACAATAGTTGGCGCTGATGATTATCTAAAAGAATGTTATATTGAAAATGTAATGAAGATAGTTTCTACAAACCCAGATAAAATCAAGTTATTGCAATCTCCGATTAAAGGCGTTAAAGGAGATAAAGAGCAATTTTTGGAAGAAATAAGGCATTCCTATAAAAATTTGGATGAATTTAAAAGACTATTGTTTGAAAAGTGTCCCGTAACAACCCCCACAATGGTTTATAAAAAAGAATTACACGATAAAGGAATTATTCGCTGGAATTCAAAAGAGTGTTTAGGCGCCGCCGATTATGATTTATATTTTAATATAGCGGATCACGGATTATTCATATATCCCTATCCAAATTGGATTGGATATTTCTACAGATGGCATGAAGGACAAGCTACATGGGGAATGCACAAAGAAGCCACAAGCTATGATCAATTAATAAAAGAACGATGGTATAAAAGGTGGCTCAATGAATGAAAAGATTAGAGTAGTTGATTATATAGCAAATAGGATTTCTGAGTTAGGAGTCGAACACATTTTTACATTAACCGGCGGCGGCGCGATGTTTTTAAATGATTGTGTTGCTAAGCATGATAAACTTAAAGCAGTTTGCAGCCATCACGAACAGGCGTCAGCCATGGCAGCCGTAGCATATGCTAAGTATACCAATAATTTTTCAGTTACGATGCCAACTACCGGATGTGGTAGCACGAATTGTATAACTGGACTTTTAGATGCGTGGCAAGATAACGTTCCATGTATTTTCATCTCTGGGCAAGTTAATAAAATGCAAACATGTTATAATTCAAAAGCTAAAATAAGACAATTTGGCGTTCAAGAAGCAAACATTGTAGAGCTTGTTAAACCAATTACAAAATATGCCGTGATGATTAATGAGCCTGAAGAAATAGGCTATCATTTTGATAAGGCGATATATCATGCTAGTGAAGGCAGAAAAGGTCCAGTATGGATTGACATTCCATTAGATGTCCAGGGCGCCTTCATTGAGCCTTCTAAATTAAAGAGATTTGTGGTTGAAGAAAAAAAGGTTATTTGCGAATTAACACAATTTGAAATGCTTCTTGAAAGCTCTCAACGGCCTGTCATTTTGGCCGGAAATGGTGTGAGATTGGCTAATGGCGCAGAAGCATTACAAAAGTTTGCAGAAAAACATAATATACCAGTTGTAACTACTTTTCTAGGTGTTGACTTAATGCCCTCCGAACATAATTTAAATATAGGACGCGTCGGCATCAAGGGTGGTCGAGCCGCAAACTTTGCAATGCAAAATTCTGATATGTTGTTATCGATAGGAACACGCTTAAGCGTCCCATCGACTGGCTATAAATATGAATATTTTGCTAGAGAAGCTAAAATTGTAGTTGTGGATATAGATCCAGAAGAACATAACAAAAATACGGTTAAAATTGATTTATTTTTAGAAATGGATGCTAAGGATTTTATGGACAAAACAGAATTTGAACATAGAAGTAGCGATTGGTGGTCTGATACTTGTTTAAAGTGGAAGAATAAATGGCCAGTATTTTTACCAGAGCATGAAGACGATAGTAATGGAATCAGTTTGTATTATTTCATGAAAAGGCTATCAGAATCGTTGGATTCGGAATCCGTTGTTGTGGGAGACGCTGGTTCCGCTTATTATGTTCCATCACAAGCGTTGCAAATTAAAGATCAACAAAGGCATATTACGTCCGGAGCACAAGCGGAAATGGGATTTACAATTCCTGCATGCATTGGAATTGCATTTGCTATGAAAGATCCAAAAGTAGTAGGAATCACCGGAGACGGATCCTTTCAAACCAACATACAAGAATTACAAACGATTGTTCATTATGGTCTTCCAATTAAATTATTTATTTGGAATAATGATGGTTATTTGTCAATAAGAACTACACAAAAGAAGTATTTTGAAGGAAGATTTATAGGGACAGATAAAAACGACGGAGTTTCATTTCCAGATACAGAAAAAATAGCAAATGCTTACGGTATAAAATATTTTTTATTTTCAAATAATGAAGAACTTGATGCCAATTTACGCAAAGCAATTGAATTTGATGGGCCAGCTATTTGTGAGGTAATGTGTAAAAAGTGGGATCAAGTACTCCCAACTTTAAGTGCGAAGAAATTAGATGATGGTAGGATGATTTCCAAACCATTAGAAGATATGTATCCTTTCTTGACACGAAAGGAATTTTATGATAATATGATAATAAATCCATTGGAGGAAAAAGAATAACATGAGTGCAAATGATATAAACAAGGTCACAGTTTTGAGATTAAGGAGGCACAAGAGAGAAAAGATTAAGACAGTTTTAACTACTGCTTATGATTATCCACAAGCTAGAATAGCTGATGGTGCCGGTGTTGATTGTATTTTGGTTGGCGATTCTTTAGGAATGACAACTTTAGGTTATAAAACAACAATACCTGTAACAATGGACGACATGATAAGACATTCGGAGGCAGTAGCCAAAGGTGCAAAACATGCTTTTCTTATTGGAGATATGCCTTATATGTCATATCAGATTTCGAATGAAGACGCTATCGCGAATGCTGGGCGATTTGTAAGAGCCGGCATGGATTGTGTTAAAGTCGAAGGTGCGATGACAGAGCGGATTAAAGCAATTGCCGATAGTGGAATTATGGTCATGAGCCATCTTGGCTTAACTCCCCACACTAGAGCAAAGTTGGGGGGATATCGCGTACAAGGAAAGACCGCAAAGCAAGCAGAAATTATACTCAAACAGGCAATTGATCTTCAAGAGGCTGGTTGTTCGTTTTTGTTATTAGAAGGCATGCCCCGAGAGTCTGCGCAGATTATTTCAGACGAGCTTTTAATTCCTGTTTATGGAATTGGCGCCGGCAATAAAGTAGACGGACAGTTGGTTATTTTCCATGATTTGATGGGGTTATTTTGGGAATTTAAGTCTAAGTTTGTTAAGCGATATTGTGAAGCCGGCCAAATTATGCAGGAGGCACTAAAGCAATATGCCGACGAAGTAAGAGCGGGACAATTTCCAGCACAAGAAAATTTTTATGCTATTAAAGAAGAAGAATTAGAAAAGCTTTTGGGAGGAGGCAATTGGAAGCACGAGATCATTTATGAAAACGATCAAGGATTTCCAACCAACCATAGTGCCACTCCAAACACTATTACGCGAAAAAAATAATCACATTTATGAATATTTTGATTACCGGTAGAAACGGCTTTATTGGCAAAGAACTAACAGAATTTTTTACCAAAACGGACCATACTGTATTTGCCACATGTAGGAAAACCCTAGATGTGTCAGATGAACGCCAAGTAGATGATTTTTTTAAGAAAAACAATATTGATGTAGTCTTGCATGCTGCGATTAGAGGGGGCGGCCGCACAAATAATGATACCTATTGCGATTTGGTGAAAAACTTAAACATGTTTAAAAATTTATTAAAACACCATAAGCGTTATAAGCTGATGATTTCGTTTGGTTCGGGGGCAGAAACAAACAACACAACCTACTATGGGGCAGCCAAAAATCTAATTGCGCAAGAAATAACAAAACATGATGGAAACATTGTCAATTTGAGATTATTCGGCTGTTTCGGTCCACAAGAAAGAAGTAACAGGTTCATTAAAAATTCAATCAACAGTCTTCTGTTAAATAATCCAATTATTATTCATCAAGATAAGTATATGGATTATTTTTATATCGATGATTTAAAAAAAGTTGTTCAACATTACATCGAAAACTACACAGATGCGTTACCCAAAGAGATAGATTTGTGCTATTCCACTAAATTGAGGTTATTGGATATAGCTGAAGAAATAAAAACCTTGACATCACGTGAGGTGAATGTTATAATTGAAGATAAAACACAAGGCTCTTCCTATATTGGAAGCTCGTTTAAGTTAGCCGATTTAAATCTCAAATTGGGGGGCTTAAATGAGGGGATTCAAAAAATGTTTAAAGTGTTAGAGGCAACACACAATGGATAAGAAACAAGAAATTTTAAATTTAGTAAAGGAATATATTGAAGAAAAGAGGGCAAACGAAACCTGGGATGCCGGGAGCGATTGGGTGTCCTATTCTGGACCAACGTTTGACTCTGCAGAATATGTTGCAGCAATAGAGTCGCTATTAAGCGAATGGCTTATTTATGGAAAGACCGGTAGAAACTTTGAAATGGAATTTCCTCAATTTTTAGGAAAAAAACGTGGAATCTTAACCAACTCTGGAAGTTCCGCTAATCTTCTTATGATTACTGCGGCCAAGTCTAAACGCTTCGCCAAACAACTGAACGACGGCGACAAAGTCATTACACCGGTAGTGTGTTTCCCTACCACAATCAACCCGATCATTCAGAATAATTTAACACCGATTTTCGTAGATGTAGAATTGCCAAGTTTAAACTTAGATTTGGATAAAGTAGAGGAGCTTTTGAAGGTAGATCCTTCTATTCGTGGGATTATGTTTGCGCATGTTTTGGGCAACCCTCCTGACATGGAGCGCTTAATGAAATTGATTAAGAAGTATGATTTAGTCTTTTTTGAAGACGCGTGTGATGCTTTGGGATCGTTTTATGATGGCAAAAAATTAGGATCTTTTGGAGACATGTCGACCTGTTCCTTTTTTCCAGCGCATCATATGACCATCGGAGAGGGTGGTTTCGTTGCAACGGACAGTCAACTAACGCGCAGTATTTTAGCTAGTTTCCGAGATTGGGGAAGAGCCTGTTACTGTAATTCTCTCAAACCTGGAAACGTAACAGGCGGTACTGCCTGCGGTATGAGGTTTAATAAGTGGCTTCCTGGAATGCCAGATGCGATCTACGATCACCGTTACGTCTTTGATGAGATTGGATACAACCTAAAACCGCTCGACTTACAGGCTGCAATGGGCTTAGAACAGCTTAAAAAATTGCCGGAGTTGGATAGCGCTCGTAGAAAAAACTGGGAGCGTCTGCGAGCTATTTTCGAGCCGTATGAAGAATATTTTCATTTACCGGTCGCAACCCCCAAAGCCGATCCGTGTTGGTTTGCGTTTTTGTTGACGATTAAGAAAGATGCGCCTTTTACGCGTTTTGATATTGTAGATCATCTCGAGTCAGCTAAGATTCAAACTCGATCTTATTTTTCCGGAAACATTTTGGCCCATCCGGGATATACCCACTTGGCTTACCCTTATGGCAATTTATATGAAACATTTCCCGTGGCACAATTGGTAACCACTCGTTCGTTTTTCTTAGGGACATATATTGGATTAACTGAGGAAAAATTGAGCTATATCGAGAAGATGGTTAATGGTTTTTTCGAGGACCTTAAAGTATGAAAATAGTCTATATTACGGGTTGTTTGGGATTTATGGGCTCTTACGCGACCCGTCGAGCATTAGAGCGCGGTTGGATGGTGCGAGGGATTGATAAAATCACCTATGCTGCTAATGTGCAACTCTTAAATGAATTTAATCAATATCCTAATTTCATTTTTGAGAAAGAAGACATTAAGGATTTAAACCACTTGTATGATTGTGACTATGTCATCAACTATGCTGCAGAATCTCATGTGGGAAATAGTATCGTTGACAGTCGCGACTTTATTGATAGTAATGTGATGGGGGTTAAAAATCTATTAGATTTGATTAGATTCAAACAAAGTAATTGTAATGATAAACCAATATTGCTACACGTAAGCACAGATGAGGTTTATGGCGATATAGAAGACGGCGCCCATGTTGAAGCCGATTTACTTAAACCTAGTAATCCATATTCTGCCGCAAAAGCTGCAGCAGATATGTTGATTTTTGCGTGGGCTCGAACGTATGACCTTCGTTATAATATTTTACGTCCCACTAACAACTATGGCATAGGGCAATATCCTGAAAAGCTTATTCCTTTATCTGTTAAAAATCTTATGCGAGGCAAGAAAATAAGGCTTCATAACAATGGCACTCCGGTTCGCAATTGGCTTCACGCTGATGATACCGCCGCCGCCATCATGACAATTATAGATTCTGGTATAACAAATGAAATTTATAATATTGCCGGTGGCTACGAACAAACGAATGCCGAAACGGTACGTAAAATTATTGAAGCATTCTACGATACCGATGAAAAATGGATGCAACACATTGACATGTCTTTTGCGCGAGAAGGTCAAGATGTTCGCTATGCTTTAAATGATAATAAGTTACGAGAATTAGGCTGGAAACCTGAACGAGTGTTTGACACAGAGTTGTCGTCTATTGTACACTATTATAAAGAGAAATTCATATGGTAGACAATAGAGAAGTAATGAGAAAATTTATAGAAGAAAACTATAATGCGACATTTTTGCCTAATGCGCACCTTGTTGGTGCCGAAGAACAACAAATGTTTAAAGACGATTTGTTAAAGGGATTAGATAAGCTTTATGGCTTAAAAGACAGTCGCATCGGAGAGCCTGCGCTAGTGATGGGATTGGGCCCAAGCCTTTTAGAAGTAGATAAAGAAAAATACAAAGATGCGATTAAAATCACATGCAACGATTTTCACAAAGTTCCCAATCTATACACAGACTTTAAACCAGATTTTTGGTGCGCAGCCAATTCTTATGACGCATTAAAAGAAGCTTTCGGGTACTGTATAGACAACGACATCAAAGCCTTTGTCACGATTCCGATTCGAACAGAGTTTTCACAGTTGCTAAAAATATCCAGAGAAAAAAACAAAATGGATCTTGTGTACCCTTGGATGTGGGAGCAACGCGTGTTTCAAGGGCTGTTGGCACAAAAATATAGCATTAAAGAAATGTATTCTCGCTGTAACACGATTACAAATCACATGATTGCTTTTGCACTATGGCTGGGTTGTAATCCCATAAATGTTACAGGGTTCGATTTATCTTATAGACAAGCATTAAATAAAACAGGTATGACTCATGCTGGGTTTACTGAAGAAAGAATGCAAAACGACACATTATCTGGAAAGCGAGAGTTACCTTCCTTTGATATTCCTTCCGAACGAAGGCAAGTTATAGGCGACTTGCGATATTTGTGCGCCGTAGGAAAAAAGTATAATGTAAAGATTAATAATTTATCATGGAAGGCGAATCGGTTGCCTTATAACTTGTCATACTCTTTAGACGAAAAGGAATAATAACATGTCACTACGCCCTTCAGAACAAATAGAGAAAATACTTGACATAGAATAAAAAAATGAGTTATAATACTAAAATATACAAACATTAATCTGTCAGTCGAAAAAGTAAAGGCTTTAAAAAACACCATAGATTTTTTAACAAGATTTAAAGGAGAACAAATTGTCTAGAATATATATTATAGCTGAAATCGGCATCAACCATAACGGTAATGTTGATTTAGCTGAAGAACTTATAAGGATATCTGCAGCGGCCGGAGCCGACGCAGTTAAATTTCAAAAAAGAACTCTTGACTTGGTCTACACTCAAGCAGAGCTTGAAAAATATCGTGAATCCCCATGGGGCACCACAAATCGCCAACAAAAAGAAGGTTTAGAACTTGACATAGCAGATTACAGGAAACTTGAGGATTGTGCAAGCTTTCTTGGTATGGATTTTATTGTTTCGTGTTGGGACCTAAACAGTCTGGCAGAAGTAGAAAAGAGCTTAAATACGAGTCATCATAAAGTTGCTTCTGCTTTGTCCACAGACAGAAAATTTTTACAAGCGCTTAACGAAACTGGTAAACCTATCATTCTTTCTACGGGAATGTGCACATCTGAGCAAATAGCAGCTTCTATTAATATATTAGACAATATAGACTATGTGTTGGCATGCACGAGTACTTATCCAACAAAGCCTGAAGAAATCAATTTAAGGCACATTTCTACTTTAAAGAGAGAAAACCCGAATTTGAAGATAGGATTCTCTAACCATTATAGCGGACACGATGCATGTGTAGGGGCTGTAGCCTGCGGCGCCGAATGTGTGGAATTTCACATAACAAAAGATAGGACGATGTACGGTTCCGATCAAGCCGCTTCGATTGAAAAACCAAAAGAATTAATTAGTGCCATCCGCACCATGGAAAAGATGCTCGGCAACGGCATAAAGAAGGTATACCCCTCTGAAGTCCCAGTAATGGAGAAATTAAGAAAGGTTGATGATGTTGCGCAATAAAACTCTCAAAAGTAAAACTGTTTTAATAAGCGCCACCTCTCGAAGACTCGGAAAAGCTTTTTATAATGAATAAAAAAAAGATAGTTTGCCTAATTCCTGCCCGTGGAGGTAGCAAGGGTGTTCCAAAAAAGAATATAATTGATTTTGGGGGCAAACCTTTAGTAGCCCATAGCATCGAACACGCAGTTGGATCCAAACATATTGATTTTGTGTATTTATCTTCGGATAGTGAAGAAATTTTAGAGATTGGCAAAACATATGGCGCAATACCGCTAATAAGATCACCAGAACTATCACACGACTACGCCACACTGGAAGCGCTGGTCAAAAACTTTTTAACAATTACAAAAAACGTTGATATAATAGTGATGCTACAACCAACATCGCCCTTGCGTACTAGCCAAGATATAGACAATGCCATTGATGCGTTTTTTGAACAAGACGTTGATTCTTTGTTTTCTGCCGTTGAGTTGGAAGATTTCTTTATCTGGAAGAGGGACACAAACGGGAGCCTCCAAAGTGTCAATTATGATTTTGAAAACAGGCAACGAAGACAAGATATCAGTGGACAGGTTGTAGAAAATGGATCGATTTATATATTTAAACCCTCGGTTGTAATAGAAAACAATAATAGGCTTGGCGGAAAAATTGGTGTTTCTATTATGGATCCATGGAAAATACATGAAGTAGATTCATATGATGATTTAGAAATGTGTAGATTTGTTTATAACCAAAAGGTATTAAAGTGAGCGATAGATTAGTATATTTTAATGGTAATTTTGTACCAGAGTCTGAAGCAAAAATTTCAATTTATGATTCTGCATTAATGTTTGGAGATATGGTATTTGAAATGACACGTTCTTTTAATAAAGAGCAATTCAAACTCCGCGAACACTTAGAGAGACTATATGTTGGTATAAAGTATTTGCAAATTCCACTTGAAATGACAATAGATGAGATGGAAGAAGCTGTTTATAAGACCATAGAGGCGAACGAACCATTTTTCAGAGAAGATGATGAACATCGCATTATGATTGATATTACGCGAGGTTTATTGGGACTCTATGATAAGCGTGTTGAAAGTGTTGAATCTGGCGTCAATGTTATAATTGCAGATTTTCCACTACGTTGGACAGTTGCATCGATGGGACATTTATTTGATAAGGGAATTAATGCAGTTATTCCCTCTCAAAGAGCAATCCCTGCACGTTTGCTTGAACCAAAAATAAAAAACAGAAGCAGAATACATTATCTAATGGCAAATATCGAAGTATCTCAGTTCGCCGGAAGTGATAACTGGGCACTTTTGTTGGATGAGGACGGCTTTGTTGCGGAAGGTACGGGAGATAATTTTTTCATTGTCAAAGATGGCGCAATTATCACCCCCGAGGGTAGAAATATTTTAAGAGGCATAAGTAGAGAATATATTTTTGAACTTGCAAAACAACATAATTTATGTTGCGTTGAAAAAAATATAGAACCATATGATGTCTATACGGCAGATGAAGCGTTTATGACAGGTACGCCGTTTTGCCTATTGCCTGTTACTAAGTTAAATGGGCGTGATATTGGTGATGGAAAGCCAGGAAAAATAACAACATTTTTACTGGATAAATGGAGTGAAAACGTTGGTGTGAATATTGTCTCCCAGATTAAATCATATGCCGACGAGGTTAAGATGGAATCACCGTCACCCTATGAGTTTAAGAGGAAGTAGTGGAACTTGGAATAATACAAGGTAGATTGTCGATGCCGGTCCACAATCATATGCAAGAGTTTCCACCTAATTGGAAAAAGGAATTTGAACTTCTTGATAGATGCGGGTTAAGCCATATTGAATGGTTGATTACGAAAGGTACCGCAAAGTCCAATCCAGCATTTGACGAAACTGTATCCCTTCAAGATTTGCCTATTAGTTCATATTGTGCAGATACGCTAGTAGACATAGGAGTGACCGATGAAGATTATCTCAAGGAACACTTGCAACCAATTTGTGAATCTGCGGTTCGCAACAAAATAAGCACAATTACGATTCCACTTTTGGAAGACAGTAGCGTGGAAGACCCAGAACTTAGACAAAAATTTAAAAATTTAATTGCACAATACGTAACAAAATATCCTAATTTAAAGTTTTCTTTTGAATGTGAATTGACAATTGAGGGATTACAGAATATAATAGAATTATCTGAAAATTTTTATGTTACCTATGATACGGGTAATATTACATCATATGGCTTAGACCATGTTGACTACATTAACGCCTTCCATGAAAGAATAAATAACGTACATTTAAAAGATAGAACCTATGATGCAAAAACAGTTTATCCCACCACAGGAGATACTGATTTTAAATTAATTTTTAAGACGTTATCTGATGTTGGGTATGATGGGTTTTACACATTACAAACCGCTAGAGGTAAAACAGGAATAGAGGCAGTTACAGTAATGCAACATACAAACATTTTAAGAGGACTACACAATGCAAAATAATATTTTCGATCTCACTGGAAAAATTGCCGTCATTACCGGTGCTGGAGGTCTACTTGGACCAAAGCATGCTGAAGCAATTCTTGATTTTGGAGGTCGTGTAATTTTGACCGATCATCATCTTGATAGAGTCCAGCAGGCGGCCGCCAAGTTAAACGAGAGGTATGGGGAAGGTTCAGCCACAGCCTATCACATGGATGTGACGGATCCAAAGTCTGTGGCTGGTGTGGTCGATCTATGCGATAGAATCGATATTCTAATCAACAATGCTGCTAAGGATCCAAAGGTCAAAAAAGAGGCAGGGCTAACACCCGATAGCAGATTTGAGACAATGACGTCTGAATATTGGTTTGAGGGAGTCGACGCCGCGATGAATGGTACTTTTTTCTGTTCTCAAGCCGTTTCTAATAAAATGCTTGAACATGACGGCGGTGTCATATTAAACATCTCCTCGGACCTTGGCGTTATTGCTCCCGACCAGCGTCTGTACAGAAAAGAGGATATTGAAGAAGATAGACAGAATGTAAAGCCGATAACTTATTCTGCTGCAAAATGGGCCATTATCGGAATGACAAAATACCTTTCTGTTTATTTTGCACAGAAGGGCATTAGAGTCAATTGCTTGAGTCCAACTGGCGTCTATAACAATCATCCTGAAGCTTTTGTCAAAAAGCTTTCCAATATTATTCCAATGGGAAGAATGGCAGACATAGACGAGTACAAGGGCGCCATAGTATTTTTGTGTTCAGATGCTAGTTCATATATGACTGGTGAGAATATGGTTATAGATGGTGGCAAAACAGTATGGTAGAGGACAAGGTCAAATTACCCATGAAGGTTGTCCCAAAGGGTTGGGGTCATGAACTATGGATTGTAAATAAGGAAGAGTATTGCGGCAAGCTTCTTTTTATAAAAGAAGGAAAGCGGTGTTCTTGGCACCGTCATGTTACAAAAGATGAAGTTTTTTACCTACAATCTGGAAAGCTTCTGGTGAAATATTCGGAAGAAGACGATTTAGAGAATGCTCATGAGTTGACCCTGGTTCCTGGTGATAATTTCTATGTATATCCCGGATTGAGACATCAGATGTACGCATTCGAAGATTCAGAGCTTTTTGAGTTTTCCACGCAGCACTTTGATAGTGACAGCTATAGGATAATAAAGGGTGATTAATAATGAGTTGTCCCCTTTGTCATAGTGAGAACACTCCGCAAACAGAGGGTCTTGTAAGGGATTTACCAGAAATTCCAGTGCTCAAATGTAGCGATTGTAGCCTTGTCTTTCTTGGTAGCTTTGATCATATTCATGATGAGTTCTATGAAGGGTCAGAAATGAGAGTAGGTGAAGATATCGATATATGGATATCAGAGACCAAAGGTGATGATGAAAGACGGTTCCGGTACCTATATGACTCCTTAAGAGGCGCAGATGTGCTTGATTTTGGCGCAGGTAATGGTGGGTTCTTAAGGTTGGCAAAACAAGAAGCTAGCTCAGTTGCAACCGTAGAATTAGATAAGGAACTTTCTCCTCTATTTGAGCGTGATGATATTCCCTATTATCGTTTTTTGAAAGATATTCCCGCGAATAAACAGTTTGATTTAATAACAGCTTTTCATGTCATTGAGCACTTAAAAGACCCTGTAGGTTTTTTAAGAGAAGTTTCTTCATTATTACGCTCTAGTGGTAGTCTTTATCTTGAGTTCCCTAATGCAAATGATGCTCTTGTGTCACTTTACGGCTCAAAGGCCTTTTCTAAATTCACCTATTGGAGTTGTCACCTTATGTTGTTTAACCATGAAACGATTAAAATCGCCATTAAAGAAGCTGGACTGCAATGTAGAAATATAAGACAGGTGCAACGCTATCCACTTTCTAATCATCTATATTGGTTGGCAAAAGGTCTACCAGGAGGACACAACGTATGGTCATTTCTAGACAATCAATTACTTAATACAGAATATGAGAGAATGCTGGCTAATACAAAAGCTTGTGACACATTGTTGGTGGAGGTTTCACTATGATTTATTACGTTGACATAGATGAAACGATTTGTAGCTATCCAGAAGAACGGGCTTATGAAAAAGCAGTTCCGATTGTTGAAAATATCAGCAGGATCAATGCGCTATACGAAGAGGGTAATACGGTTGTATATTGGACGGCCCGAGGTGCTACTACCGGGATTGACTGGGCGGATATTACCCAAAAACAATTATCCCAATGGGGAGCAAAACATCACGAACTAAAAATGAATAAGCCACATTACGACTTGTTTATATGTGATAAAGCTATAAATTCATATGAGTATTTTAAAGGAGAGGCTAACAAATAATGAAAGTATATAAAGACATTAACCACTGCAGAGTATGTGGTTCTCCAGATCTAACAGAAGTGATAAGCGTTAAAGAGCAATATTTGTCTCCTAGGTTTGTTACGACAAATGAAAACAATTCTTTGGCAAACATCCGAGTGCCACAAACTCTTGTGGTGTGTGACCGAAGCAATAGACCCGACGCGTGTGGTTTGTTGCAACTTAGAGAGACCGTCGAGCCGGATTATTTATATCGTGAATATTTTTATCGTTCTGGTGTGAGCGACACAATGCGTAAGGATTTAAAAAATGTCGTAGATACAGTTTTAAGCAAAGTCGCTCTCGAAGACGATAATGTGGTAGTTGATATTGGCGCCAATGATTGTACAATGATTAGTTATTTTCCTTCTAACTTAGTTCGCATTGGCGTGGAGCCGGCACAAAATATCGATTGGACAAATGTAGACTCCGACATTAAGATTGTAAATGATTATTTTTCCCAAAATTCATTAAGCGAAACATTACAAGGAAAAAAAGTCAAAATCTTTACTTCGTGTGCGATGTTTTATGATTTAGATGATCCAAATAGTTTTGTTGCTGATATTAAGTCGCTTCTTCATGAGAATGGAGTTTGGTGCATTCAATTAAGTTATTTACCCCTAATGCTAAAGAATATAAATTTTTATGATATTTGTAACGAACATCTAGAATATTATTCTTTGCATACATTAAATTATTTAATGAAGCAAAATGGATTAGAAATCTTTGATGCTGTTGAGAACGATGTTAATGGCGGAAGCGTACGCGTGATGATCACTCACCTTGAACGTAAAGTTGAAAAAACTGATAGTTTTGATTCATTGATTGAGGAAGAGAAGCAGATGAACCTCTTTGATAAGCAAACGTATATTAATTTTCATGAAGAGATTTTAAAATTAAAAGATAAAATTAAAAACACAATTGGCGTAGAGATTAAAAACGGCAACACGGTGCTGGGATTAGGTGCTTCCACCAAAGGAAATATGCTTTTACAGTTGTTTGGGATTGGTAAAGAAACCATTCCATATATCAGTGAGCGCAATCCTGACAAAGTAGGGCTCAAAACCTTAGGAACTGACATTGAATTGATTTCGGAAGAAAAAGCAAGACAACTTAGCCCTAGTTATATGCTTGTTTTGCCCTGGTATTTTAAAGATGAAATTGTAATCAGAGAGCAAGAATATATTCAAAACGGAGGAAAATTGCTTTTCCCGATGCCATACCCTCATATTGTTCATAAAGATGGAGAAACAAAGTTATGAAAGTCGTTGTGACGGGCGGAACTGGCTTCGTTGGACAAAGGCTCAAAAAGATAAGACCAGATTGGATATATCTTTCATCGAAAGATTATGATTTAGTTTCCACTGAAGATTGTAAAAGAATGTATTGTGAATTACAACCCGATGCGGTTTTGCATATGGCAGGAAAGGTCGGCGGCATTGGCGCTAATGATGCACATCCGGCAGAATTTTATTATTTAAATACAATGATCAATACGAATGTTATTCATCAAGGCTACTTGCATGGAGTTAAAAGAATTTTAGCGACTTTAAGCACGTGTACATTCCCAGATGTGGTAGAGAATTATCCTTTGACCGAGAGTGATATTTTATCTGGGCCACCAGCCAAGACTAACCTTTCTTATGGCTACGCTAAGCGTTCTTTGTATGTTCAAATAAATTCATATAGAAAACAATATGGAGTAAATTATTCCACCTTTTGTCCTTCTAATCTCTACGGACCCGGTGACAATTTTGATTCATTAAGTTCACACTTTGTGGCAGCTTTGATATCTAAAATTGCTAAAGCAAAAGATGGAGACACAATAGAACTGTGGGGTACCGGCACACCTTTACGCCAACAACTATATGTTGATGATTTGTGTGAGATAATTCCGATGCTTTTGGAAAAGCACAATGGCGACGAACCATTGATTGTTGCCCCGAATGAAAACTTAAGCATTGATGAGATGACAGAGATATTAATATCCCAAGTACACAAAAATATTGAAATTGTTTATAATAATAAATTGGATGGACAATTTCGAAAAGACGGGAGCAATAAGCGTCTGAAAGAAGTAATAGGAGACTATCATTTTACCACTTTCCAAGAGGGCGTTTTAAAAACATATGACAACTATAGAGAGAACCGATGACTGAAAAAAAGAAAACAGCACTTATAACCGGCATCACCGGTCAAGATGGCTCTTATTTAGCCGATTTTTTGTTACAAAAGGGTTATCACGTTGTAGGTATTAAGCGCCGCACGTCGCTGTTGTCAACTGATCGAATTGATCACATTTTTGATGATCTGGAAAGCGTAATAAATTTTGACATGGCTTATGGCAATGTGATTGATGCAGGCAATATCTATAGATTATTACAAGAAACTCAGCCAGATGAAATTTATAATTTAGCTGCGCAATCACACGTAAGGGTTTCGTTTGAAACTCCCGAAGAGACTGCAAAAATTGTTGCCATGGGAACCCTTCGGCTTTTAGAAGCTGTAAGAAACGTCTGCCCAAGTGCGAAATTTTATCAAGCTTCGTCATCTGAAATGTTTGGTGACAATCCTGAAAACCCTCAAAACGAAGATACGAGATTGCTGCCTGCAAGTCCGTATGCGTGTTCAAAAGTTTTTGCTCACCATCTTTGCAGAAATTATAGAGAAAGCTACAATTTGCATGCATCTAGTGGTATTTTATTTAATCATGAATCTCCTCGAAGAGGTGAAACATTTGTGACTAGAAAGATTACTTTAGCGGCCGCCCGAATTAAAGCGGGGATCCAAGATAAACTTTATTTGGGAAACCTTGACGCTAAGCGCGACTGGGGCTTTGCCGGCGATTTCGTGGAAGCCATGTGGTTGATGTTGCAACAAGAGGAGCCGGATGATTATGTTATAGCCACCGGCGAAACTCATACAGTTCGTGAATTTCTTGAGGAAGTTTTCGAAATTGCAGGATTAGACATCGAGAAGCACGTCGAAATTGATTCGAGACTATTTAGACCACATGAAGTTCCCTTACTTTTGGGAGATCCTACGAAAGCGAAAAAGAAACTCGGATGGGAACCCAAAGTCAAATTTAAACAATTAGCAAAAATGATGTACGAAGAAGATCTTAAAGTGGCTTATCGCACACACATATAAAGGAGAAATAGAATGAACTTGAAAAAATTTGTTAAAAGCTGGTTTTCAGAACCAGAACCAACGCCAGTAGTTGTTGAACCTGAAGTTGATCTTGCTGACTTAAAACTATCTGAACTTAGGGCAGTGGCAAAAGAGCGCGGAATGAAAGGTTATACAAAATATAAAAAAGCTGAATTATTACAATTACTTAAAGGAGAATAAAATGAGCAATAAAATAGAAAATATGAAGTTATCTACTCAAGCTATGGGAGCCATTATGATGGCCCTCCAGGAGTCTTTGATGAATCAAATGGACATTGTGCCAATTTTACAGAATTTTGATTTAACAATGACGCAAGACGGGCTTATAGTGAACAATCCCCCCACAGTGCGAGTTTCTGACAGTTCAGAGATTACTGAACAAGATTTAGCCAAAATGGTAAAATAATGCCTCGCTATCGTTATGTGTGCACAGAATGCTCCACGGAGCATATAATTTTTCATTTATATGAAGAAGAGCCTTTAACGAATTGCAGCACTTTAGAATGTGAAGGGCGCTTGGTACGAAGTGTTACCAAGCCCGTGGTACCCCATGTGCTTCCTGTTGAAACAACAAGTGGGAAACTAACGGAAGAATTTATAGAAGAGAGCAAGGAAGCCTTAAGGCAGCAGAAACAAGAAGCCAAAGAGAGTACCTATGAGCCGTCTTGATATAATATTATCATCTATTTTGTTTTTGTCAATTTGTTTTAATGTAGGCATTTTTATATATGCGCGCGCTTCAATCTCACGATTGCTGTTTGTGTCTGAAGAATTGGGTGATCTACAAAATATGATTGATGCCTTCGCAAAACATCTACAATCAGTATATGAGTTAGAATTGTTTTATGGAGATGTCACATTAGAACATCTTTTGAATCATGCTGTTTCTTTTAATGAGCAGCTAGAAACCTTTGAACATATTTATTCATTGACTGAAGAAGAGGTGCCCAACGAACAATTAATTGAGGACGAAGAATTTGACAGCAATGAAAAAGATACGCCGCCGCAGAGCGAAGACTAAGAATCATTATTTTACTCAAGTCCATGAGGATGCAATAGTAAAATATGCCAACACGCTTGATGTAAAAATTAGAACACAGTTGTATGTAGATTATATTCAGCCGGCTTTTAATGAAATGGTTGATAAGATAGTTTTTACTTATAAATTTACTAATCTTCCCAATTGTGATTATTTGCGGGATGAATGTAAGATCTGGCTTGTAACTATTCTAGACAAATATGATCCAAACAAAGGCTCTAAAGCCTTTTCTTATTTTTCGGTTATTACCAAAAATTGGTTTATTCACAAAGTAAAACAACAACAAAAAAAGAACAAACGTGAAGTTGATTTAGATCATCTTCCCAAACGATATGAAGAAGAGTACCTCTCAACTAATGAATCGTACGTTACGACACGAGAAGAAGATGAGTTTTGGAGGTCGTTTTATGAGGAATTGAAATCTTGGGATGCATCCCAGATGAAAGAAAACGATTTAAAGGTCTATAAAGCCATTATTATTCTTTTTGAATCTAAGGATGATATCGAAATTTTTAACAAAAAAGCTATTTATTTATATCTCCGCGAAATTACAGATTTGAATACCAAGCAAATTGTTAATTCTTTGAAGAAATTTCGCAAAAGATATTATAATTTCAAACAAAATTGGGAAAATGGCTTATTATGAGCGTAAAAGACTTAGACACTCTCATTAACGAAGCACTGGACAACATTCGTAATGATAGAAAAGTGGCCCGCGAATTTCTTAATGAAATCGCCAACCAAATTGCTGCGGATGCGGAACAGAACAAATACTTGAGCCCCGTTGCTGCAAAACACATTGAAACAATGCAACGATCCAATGAACAATTGGTAAAGCTTATTGCAATCCGACGAAAAGACACTACCCAATCAGTGGAATTGACTACAGAAGACAAGGACAGTCTTTTTGATTTAATTCAAGGAGGAGTAGAAGATGCCCAGTGATGCTGATGGACCTATTCCTGCGTCTGCTTTAACGGTTCCTCGCCAAGCTGCTGACTATTTGCTTAAAAAAGACAGTAGCTATAACGCCTTAGGGTCTCAAATGATATTTCAAGCACGCGTCATCGCAGTGCAGAAGACAATCGGCTCACTTGAGTCAAGGGCATTTGGCATGGTCGGGTCCAACAGCGCCGAGGGCGCCACCATTGCGTCAGTTAGAATTATAGATCCTCGTATGAGCCATGCCCGATTTTTAGCACCTGCGTGCCGTATTTCTGTTGCTCAAGGGGATCTAGCAAGTGTACGCCAACAACAAGCGCTTCTATTACAAATGGTGGTTCCAAAGAGTCAGACACAATTTCAGCAAGTGGCACCCGGCACCATTGTAGAAGTTTTATTAAAGCCGGGAGATAATGGTGCACCATATAATTTGAAAATAGGAACGTTCATAAAGATCGTGTCCCAGCCGCCTTCAGGGGGTCTACAAGATGAAGTTTGCGCTCCGATGTCCGACCTCTTTGATGATGCCCCCCTCGCCGCAACGCCCGGCTCGGCCGGATCCCAACACTCTCGTTCTCGTCCTGCCGCCGATCAAACCCCTGAAGCAATTGGTTCTCTAACAATAGAAAACAAGTTGAACGAATCTGTCGGTCGCAAGGATGAACCTTTATCTCCAACTGGCATAACTATACACTATACTGCCGGCGGATCTTCGGCTAGCGCCATCTCGACATTAAACCAGAAAGGTTATTCTTATCATTTTATCATTTCGAGAGACGGCACAATTGAACAATTGGAGAGAACAGATGTGCAATCTATTCACGATCCAAAAACAAATGCTACTCATATTGGGATTTCTTTTGTAAATTTAGGAAACCAGCCAGAGTTCGCTGGAGAATATGGAAGTCCCGCGCTGAATAAATGGATTAGCGGAGACACAACAACTGGCACAGAAGACAAGTGGGATCCTTACCCCCTTACGCAGACTCTCGCTGGCAGAAAATTGGTGAAAGAATTAAAAAAGATGTATCCCGATATAACTGATTTGGTGGGACACTCCGAAGTAAGTACGTCAGGTAAGCAGGATCCTGGTCCCGCTTTTCCCTTAAGCAAGTATAAGGGCTATGTCGGGTCATCTGTAGCGTAATTTGAAACAAAGAAGCGTAAAAGGAAAAAACCAATGGCAAAAATTAAATTTGCAGACTTAAATCCAGCCCTCGCGGGTGTGCGCGTCCAAGATCTTATTGATCAAGGGATGACCGTAAATGGTGTGCCGGAAGGCGCCGGGCTTATGAATACTGAGGCTTCTACTGAGAGTTATGGATATAATGTGCCACCCGGCGCCATGCCGATTGCACACGCTGGTGCTTATATAACGCTGGGTGCTGTTCCACCCGAAGGTTTGGCCTCTGGATATTCAGCCCAAGGCGCCGCCAGCCCCACAATAGATTTAGTAGTGGGAAGAAATGCTAGCTCATTCGGAGGAAAAGGTCTCTCAGATGGTTACATTGTAGATAACAATTTTGGAACTGATGCGGCACGTATTTATATTAGTCGTTTGACTGATGTGGATAAATATTTTAGTCTTGCCAAGCGCGAAGGATCTGAACATAAAAACTCTCAACGATCTGCTGTCGCAGTTAAAGCTGATAATGTGCGACTGATAGGGAGAGAAGGGGTTAAAATTGTTACCGGCAAAATGCAAGGGGGAAACTTTGGACCGCATGGAGAAACGAACTCTCTAGGCGGCAGAATTGAAAGTCCTGCGCCCAAAATTGAACTGATTGCCGGCAACAACTATGACAACGTTCAAGGGCTGGCGCTTGGAGAAACAACACGCGATTCATTGCGAGAGCTTCATGATATTTTACAAGACCTGTGGAGCGCTGTTTATAATTTTATCATGCTTCAAACGGCATGGGACGCGGTTATAGGGGTGAGTCCGTTCCCGTGGTATCCTGCCGGCGCTGCTCCCAAATCAATGGGCAACATGTCAATGGTTATGAGTTCACTCTATTCTACGAAGATTAATTTGATGTTATGGGATTTCAACAGCTTAAACCCCGCCGGCAACCAATATATTGTTAGCAGAAATGTGAGATCGAATTAATTATATAACAAGGTAACTCATGTCAGAATCTAAATTCCTACCTTTTCAGGATGCAAATGGCGACGGATTAATCGACGTTTGTGATGAAATCGTTGCGCCAGAGGTGGTGGCATGCCCTGAGTGTACTCCTAATCCAGCAGCATTGGTGCCGGATTGGTTGACTCGAGATATTTACGAGCCATTTTTAAATGAAAAGCTGTGCAAATACCAAGTTACTGTCACGACGTCTGAGACTACAACTCGCTCGCCTGAAGATGGAGACGAAGCTGCCGCTAAATTAGCTTTAGACGAGCTATATGAAGAATCTGCCGAGACTGCCATTCTGGCATTATTAACGGTTTATAATAAAGATCAATCGTCTACTTCCGTTAGCGCGATTAAAGAAGTAATTGAATACACTCAATTTTCTTTGGATGTGCGCCCTAAATCAAGACTTAAGCTGTTATACAGTGTTCCTAAAGAAAATCTTGATGCTTTGGATGATGCTGAAGAAGAGGAAGAAGAAGATGACGCTGAAGCTGGTGATATAATTGTCACCTTCCCTGCGAACGAATTGGGTCCCATGATGATGAGGATCCGTAAAACTCTTCGACTTTATAATCGCTACCTTAAAACTTATCGAGCGGTAGATAACAGCAACTTATTGTTTTTAGAAGATAACTCGGTATTTCCTTTAGAAATTTATGGAGATTGGGGCGGAGGCATGGCTAAGACAGAAGTGATGTCGAAAGTGTTGCCACAATTAGATGGCTTTCTAAACAATTATGGATATAATATTGGTAATGTGGGAGGTTTAGGCAATGCCGGCAGCGGAATATGGCACGGCGGCGACCGCCTAACAGAAATTACATTTACATTTGATAGTGATTATATCATTAAAAAATTAAAGTTTTTTACTGAAGGTTGCGGCGAAAAGCCCACAATTTATACGGAAGATTCGGGCAAAATTAAAAAATTAAAGGCAGAATCGGCTTGGAAAGATCGAACTGCAATGGGATATTTGATATCTTTGAGAGAAATGGATGCAGAAATTCAAGGAAGAGTGGCACCCAACTGGATAGAATTCTTGAAGAAATACACTTATCCCGAAATTTACGAGACAGATACAGTTGCTTATGATTCTTCTCCTGCAAGTTGTATAGGAGAAGCTTTATTTAATGAAGGGAAACAACTTGGCCAAGATATTCTGGATGAAGTTTTTAGCTTGGGAGATGCATTAGCTTATAAGTTTAAAGATCAGATATGTAAAAAATCATTAGGCGAAGCTATGGAGGAACAAGCGTCACTGGGCGTGATTTATGATCCGAATGCTCAAGAAGACGTCAACTGGTACACCATGGCACAAATGCAAGCATTTCAAACACTTGAAGCTGATGAACAGGTGTTTATGACGTTTTGTGCCAGAGTCTTGGGAATGGGCTCTGGCTTGGGTGACGGTGACGCTGTAGCAATGTTGGACGCGTTGTGGAGTGAAGGGTTTGACGACTTTAAGCTTTGTGGTCTAATGAGCTTCCTCACAGAAGCAATTAATTGTTTAATGGGAGGTTTAACTCTAGAAGAGGCACTCACCCCCATTGTAGAAAGCGCACTCGCTGGCATGCAGATTAATAACTTTGGGGATTTGTTTATAGGTCTGCCGCCCGAGAAGCAAATCGAACTAGACGAATTGGTTAAAAAGAACCTAGAAAGTGGCAATATCTTTAAAGATGACAGTAGCTTACAGGCATTTTCTGATTCTCTAGCTCCATCCGGCGGCGAAGGCGGAGATGCTGTCGGAGAAATGGACAACGCGTGGCAAATTGTTAAACCATGGGAAGACGATAACTTGTCTGAGAGCGAGCGCTGGATGGATTCAACTGGGATGACGAGCGCAGAGTTGCAAGATCCCACCAAAGAAACTCGAACTTTAGCACAACAATTTGACGTTGGTTCTGAGGAAAACAGAAATCAGCTTAGCTCAAGTATTGTAATGCAGGCATATGTTAAAGCCCTCTTAGAGGTTTATCAAGACAATCTTTTAGAATTAGTAGATGAGATTAATAAATTTCCTGGCGCCCAGATGATAGCCAATCTTCTTGCTTTTATAGATTGCCCACGCCCAGCGTTCTTTAATCCAAGTGTTATGGACTTCATTAAAGACATTGAACTGCCGTTCTGTCGAGAAATGAGTGATATTAATTTCCCCAGACTTGTTAATCCTTTCGGCTGGTTTCCAAAATGGGTTGATATTGTGCAAGCGATTCAAGTAGCGTTTATGGCTGCGCTCCAGCAATTAGTCATTACTATCATAATGAAGCTCATTGTCAAGGTGTGCGAGCTAATCGGAAATGCGCTTTGTAAAGCGTTAGAGATGGCAGGCGACCTGTTAGAAGCTCTCGCGACTCCTGGGGATTGCACTCAATTTTCTGACATGGTGAGAGAGGCGCTGTGTGGCGAAAATGCCACAGATGATGCCGTCAACGATACAATGGTCGACATGATAGGAACTTTGGGCGTTGGGGCAGCCGCTTGGGCAGATCACGATCAAACGTTGGCATTCGCAGAAGATATCGGATGCTCGGTGACACGCAAAGAACTAGCCGATGCGATGTTGGGCGAAATGTCTAATGACATGGCCGCCGCACTCGTAAGCCTTGTAGAAAATGAATATCCAGACTTTCAAGAAGCTCTTCCTCACGAAGAAGCAGTTAAAAGCATGATGAAGGGTTGTGGCAATTTGCTTCCGGCAGACTTTAAAGATGGTCTCCGCGACTTTGTCAACCAGCTTCCAGAAAACGATGTGATGCCGGCACATCCTTCGCTGTGCGCCACTCCCGAACAATTAGAAGATTTTTGTGCATTGAGGGCAGAATTGCTATCTGACCGGGCGTCTCCTGAGCAAATTGCGGAAATGTGCGACAACTTGCGAGAGACAGCGAAAGAAGATCTTGGAGATCTTTGGCGCGCCGCCAATGACTTTGAGGGCTATATTGAAGATAATATGCCACCAATTATATCTGATCCCGGTTGCGATAACGGACTTATACCTTTTGAGCCAGATGAAGCAATTGCCACAGTAACAGCAGCATTGGGCAATCAAATGGAGCAGTTGAAAGTGGATTACGGAACCGATATGATTGGGAACGGACCCGGAGAGAAAAATTGGGGACTCGTTAATATGATTTTGTCCGACACCTTGGGGCAACCTCTTACTGTTCATAATCGCAAAGCTTCCAATAAGAACAAAGTAATGGACTTTTATACAGGCTTAACTGGAAGTAGCGGCGCCGTATCTTTGGACACGATTCTGGGCTATACCGCCTTTTTATCGCCAATGGCTGCGCTTATGAGTTTGATGTACGGCGATCCAGAGCCAGAGAAGCAACGTGGAGCTTTCCCTACCAGCGTTGCCAAGTGGCTCCAAGACGATATCATGGACAAAGCAGGATATATGTATGATAGTGGGTCTTGGGACGAACGTCGCTTTGGAACATATATATCGTCGGACACTGCGGATGTGATCACCGCTAGTATTAATAACGAATGGCAAGCTGATGAAGAATGGAATATGTCAATGGACGACCTTGGGTTTACTGGAATCTTCGGAAGAGATTTAGATCTCTTATCTATTCCCGACTTAGGTTATAATATAGAACTCGAATCACAGTTTGATCCAGACAATGATAAAGCCTCGGGCGTCAAATTTATAGAAAAAGGACGCAAAGCGTTACCTGACTTGGCCATCACTTTTAAAGATAATGCAAAAGGTCTTGCTAGTGTGCCGGTAGGAGAGTATCCGACTGGCTCTAAGGAGCCTGAGGCATCGTCCACTTGGTCTTACGGCTATGCTGTTGAAGCTTTTTTGGGCGATATGATCGAAGACGACGAGGGCAACATAGTAAATCGTCCGGACGACAACATCCGAATTAAAATCACAGACCTCTATAATACAGCTGCGAAACTGGACGATGCTGCCAACGATATGGTGAGTCTAGAGGTAAATGAAGACGGCTCACCGGGTGACAACTTCGGAGAATCAATATGGACAAATCTAATAAAAGAAGACAAAGTCATCCCGAATCTCAAATATGAATTTCTATCTGTGGATGATACTTTGCTTGATGTGGTGATGTCGCCTAAGCTTAAAACGATTAATACTTCGCCTGTTGACTCGACAGGAAAAGGCGATGCTTTTAATTTGTTGGATATGTATCCCAACTTTTTGCAAACATTCCAAGCTCAAAGCGCATATACTCCTCAAACTGTCTTGCTTAAAGAAATGATAAATCGCACCAATGGCACGTCGTTGTCAGACACCGCAGCCGAAACTTTTATAAACGACTCCATTCAAACCATGTCACGATTGATATTCCAAGAAATTGGCAACAATTCCGGAAGCTGGGATTATGGCGCTCAATATGATATGTTGAGTGAGGCGGATGTGGAGTATGGCATTTACGATCTAGAAATGGGAACAGATGAAAACTATCCCGGTTGGGTACCTTATGCGGATTATGAAGTCGATGATGGCGAGGGAGGAACTCGCGAGTTGAGAAATCGCGACATGAAACTTGGAATAAGTTTTGATCAATACAAAAACGAATATGTTAATGAAACTCCAGACGAAACTCGAGTTTTCTATTTAGATCCTATGACGTTTGGTGGAAACTATATGAATCCTCCCATTTATATCAAACCACTCGCAAGCGAAGGCTGGCTGGGAATGGTAGATGTATTGTTCCCAGAACTAAGTCCATGTAAGCCTCAAACTTCTGATTTGGTCGACTTTGGTAATATCCAAGAGATAATTGACGAGATTTATCCTTACATTCCAGAAGATGAGCGTCTAAAATCCGATCCGGATTGCATCATCGAGCGCCCCTACAATCGAATTTTAATGCGATCTGCAAAAGCTGGATTAGTGGGTCTTATTACAGCAGCATGTCGCATCTATGCCAGCACTCACATGATCAAAGCGCTGCCGGCTTTCACCACATTTAGTCCTCGATTCCCCGATACTTATAGCTCTGCTTTCGCATCTTATATCGTAGAAAACATGGAAACTTCTTTTAAAGATGCCGGCGGAGGCCCCGAATGGGTGAATGCCGTGTTTAGCGATACTGAGTTTTGGTATGCATTCTTAGAACAATCTGTGCAACTATATGCAGCTATGGTTGATGAAGGCACCGTTGAAGCTCCTCCCACGGTGCTAGAGGCACTTTTCCGCATTAATGATATGCAAGAAGAGTATGAATATCCAGACAAAGAAGACCTTAAAGCTGCTAAAGATACACGAGAAGCCAGTCGCCTTCAGACGCTGAAAAGCTATCGTCAAGATATAAATCTAGAAGCTATTCGCGAAACTGAAGAAGATGCTAAATTGGTGTTGAAAGAGTGGGTTTTAGAGCAGCTTAAGTATATGTCCGAAAAATTTATGGCAAATATGGAAAGATTTAACATGGCGCCTGTTGTCAACAACATCGATTATTATATAATGGACAACTTGTGCGGAATAGATGGAGGGCTTTATGTGGATTCTGCAGTTAAGCCCGACGGCACTGTGGCTGCAAGTTATGTTGATCTTCCCACTATTCCCATTGAAGAAGATACTGCTGAAGAATATCATGATGCCGAAGCTGTTGCTTATTATACGGCCGGCGGCGAGTTGGTAGTTGGCGAAGACTTAGATGAAGAAGGTTTGGGCGTTGGAGAAGAATATATCGGATATTATCACGTAGTGATTGACGAAAACGGTAACCCTAGCTGGATGGCAGGAGAATACCACTCAGATGAAGAAATGCACGATGTGCTGCATCCCTTAGTTAATCAAATCATAGTTGAGATTGGAGACATCCCCGAATTAGATGTCGGCTCTTATGGGTCCGAGAATCAACTGTTTACCCTTGAAAAGTATATTTCTATTGATGGGGTACGCTACGCCCCCACGGCGGCTACAACCATAGTTAAAGGTTACAGCGATCTTAGTGTGAATTTGTCTGAAGTTTATCCTGGTACCATGAAGACAGTAAGGGACGATAACGGACGAGAAGTAGGAATAGAAGGCGTCCTAGGTGTCCGCTATGGTGTCCAATTTTCAGCCTTTATAGACGGCACTCCTTATGAAATCACAGCAGTGGAAGTTGATGCGCTAGATTTGCCACTTTCTAAGTTTTCTAATTTAAATGCTGACAGTAAGTTGTTGTTATGTTTACTTAATCTCTTAAAAGAAGATGAAAAGTTCAAACTTGTGACGCGTTATATCGTGCCTTTTAACAAGCTTACTTCTATAGCTGCAATTTATACCGATATGGGCTTGTTGCCTTCTATCGGGGAAGTCACCGTTGCAAAGGGCGGCACTTATGAATCTGTTTTCCCGTGGACCGAAGCTGCTGGAAATTATATGGAGGGCGTCAACAAGCCAGGATTGGCGGCTACAGTAACTCTTGGCGAGGTCACCGTAGATGAGGAAACAGAGAGCGTAGTTGAGAATGTAAGTTTGGATGCCGCTAGCGCAGAGGTTGTTGGAGCTTGGTCTTCCAAGAAGGATAGGAACGTTGTGTCTTTATTTTGGTTAGAATTTGACGCATGGGATCAAGTTCTTTTGAGGAACTCTTCCGGTAGAATTAAAAAGCTGTTTAGATCCTATTATAATTCGCGAGATTTTAACCCAGACGATATTGGTAAAGGCATTAGAGGCGGACCTGGACAATTATTCTTTAACAAGATGCGGGGCTTATTAAAGCCGGCCCCTGGAAAACGTTTATTGCCGAGGTGGAGAAGGCGCCGACTAAGATCAAATCCATTTAATGCGAATGGAGAACTTTGTGAAAAAGAAAGTTGAGTATAATTATAACAACGAGGTGAAGTAAAGTGGCAGGATTAGCTCCCAAATTACCACTGACGTATGATTCCGTCAATGGGTTTAGTTTAATAACAGGCTTTCGCGGGCTAGCTAAACAGAATTTTAAAATGCTGATTTTAACAATTCCAGGGGAGAGAGTAATGGATCCAAACTTTGGCGTAGGCATAACTCAGTTTCTATTTAATAATTTTCAAGCCGACACTTATATGCAAATAGATAGCAAAATCCGAGAACAGACCCGAACTTATATGCCTTTTATTGAAATTGTCGATATATCTTTTGATTCTACGGGTCAAGACAAGAATTTGTTAGCACTCTCTATCAAATATGCTATTCCAAGAATTGGCGCGAGAGATTTGTTGGAATTCACTATTTAAAATTGAGGATTTTTTATGGCAGATGAACAAAAAAAGATAATTCCCATTGACTACACTCATCGCGAATTTGACAGCATTCGAGATGACCTAGTTGAGATTGCTGAAAGGCTTTATCCTGACACGTTTCAAGACTTCAGTGAGGCGTCTTTCGGCGCAATGATGGTTGATGCTGTAGCCTATGTGGGCGATCAGCTTTCCTTTTATTTAGATTATAACATTAACGAAGCGTTTCTAGACACAGCGTTTCAATATAACAATGTAGTCCGCCACGGACGCATTATGGGCTATAAATATACCGGCCGCCCATCGACTTATGGCAAAGTGGCATTATTTATTAAAATTCCTGCTTCTTCAACGGGCTTAGGTCCGGACACTGCATATATCCCTATTATTAAGCGCGGCTCACGATTTACCTCAAACACGGGTTTAAACTTTGTACTGCTGGAAAATATAGACTTTGCGGCTCCCAAGAATACCACTGTTGTGGCTACGACGGATTCTTCAACTGGCGCCCCCACTCATTTCGCCATTAAGGCATACGGCAACGTGGTTTCAGGACACTTTGGGCGAGAATTAGTGAGCGTAGGAGGATACGAGAGATTTAAAAGAGTTACTCTTAAGGCAGGAAATATTTCAGAGATTATTTCTGTGATGGACGGCGAAGGTCATGAGTATTTCGAAGTAGACTATCTAGCGCAGGATATGGTCTTTAAAGAGGTATCTAATAACAATTTTAAAAACGATAACGTTCCTTCTATCTTAAAGCCTTATTTGGTCTCGCGTAAGTTTGTGGTAGAAAAAAGCCGAGATCGCACATCTCTTCAGTTTGGAAGCGGAGATGCCGCCGCCTCCAATGTTGTGGCAGATCCTCAAAAAGTGGCATTAGATATTTTTGGAAAAGATTATGTAACAGACACTACGTTTGATCCCACCAAGCTTTCAAAGAATCGCAGTTATGGAATTGTTCCCACTAATACTTCTTTATCGGTAATATATCGAGTGACTAATCCTCTTGATTCTAACTTGGGAGTTGGAAATTTAAATAAAGTTTCCTCGGTTAAATTAGAGTTTGCCAACAAAGATGCATTACTGACGGCTACCACGAACGATATCAATGCTTCAGTTGAAGTAAATAACGAAGAGCCAATTGTAGGCAGCGTAAGCAATCCCTCAACTAACGAACTTAAAAGAAGAATTTATGATACCTTTCCCAGTCAAAATCGTGCAGTAACGCAGGCTGATTATGAGAATATTGCTTACAGAATGCCTGCAAAATTCGGCTCTATCAAACGTTGTTCGGTACAGCGCGATCCCGATTCAATGAAAAGAAACTTAAACATGTATGTGTTATCAGAAGATGAATTTGGAAAATATGTAGCCTCTAATGGTACCATTAAAAATAATTTAAAAACTTGGTTGAATCATTATAGAATGATTAATGACACTGTAGACATATTGGATGCTTATATTATTAATTTTGGAATTGACTTTGTTGTGACGCCAAGCATTGGCGTTGACAAATATGACTTGTTGGCATCCTGCATTGCTCAACTAAAAAAGAAATTTGGAGGAGCCAAATATTACATCGGTGAACATTTAATGGTGACAGAGATTTATAGCGAATTAAACAAAGTAAAAGGAATTTTGGATGTGGTTAAAGTTACCGTCACCAATAAAAATGGAGGCGTATACTCGCAGACTGAATTCGATATTAATTCAAATTATTCACCAGAAGGGACTTATATTATAGCTCCTAAAAATTGTATATTTGAGCTTAAGTATCCAGATACTGATATTAAAGGAAAAATTAGGTAATGGCTATAAAACGCTATACAGCTTCGGCCGACACCACAATTGTTAATGCTTTTCAGCCGAACATGCAAACGCGCGGCACGGGCGCCAATATGGGATATGCAGATGTTTTAGAAACTTTTTCTGTATATGGGCGACAAGCTACAGGATCCCAAGAGCTTTCTCGGATTCTCATTCAATTCCCGATTAGTACTATTTCGGCTGATAGAACAGCCGGCACTATTCCTGCAAGTGGGAGTGTGACATTCTATTTGCGTATGTACAATGCGCCTCACTCTAAAACAGTGCCAGAAGATTTTACGTTATCGATTCTGCCTGTGGGTCAATCTTGGCAAGAAGGCGTCGGATTGGATTTAGAAACTTACAAGGATTTGACCAGAGGCAACACTGGTGCCAACTGGATGAGTGCGTCAAATACTGCACCGTGGACCGGTAGCAATTATACTAGTAATGATTGTGTCGGAGGTTCTTATCTCACAGGTTCTGGAGATCCCAATTTTAAAGTTGCATATGAAGGCGGCTTGTCTGATATAAAGCTCGACATCACACCGTTGGTTGAGCATTGGATGGCTGGCACTATTTCGAATTATGGTGTAGGTGTGCACTTGTCTTCTAGTTATGAGGCTAGCGCATCCGTGGGCGCCAATACGGCTTCAGCACCAGTACTGCCGGTTACAGGTGGCGCCACCAAATCTTATTTTACGAAGCGATTTTTCGCTCGTGGGACTCAATATTTTTTCAAGAAACCTGCGATTGAGGCTCGATGGGATTCGATAGTTAGAGATGATCGAGGCGATTTCTGTTACAGTAGCTCGCTAGCTCCTCCCAGCGACAACATGAACACGCTTTATTTTTACAACTATATTCGCGGCGAACTTAGAAACATTCCCGATTTGGGGAGCGATAATCGTGTTTACGTTAGCATGTTTTCCGGAAACGCTGCCAATACGGCTCCATCGGCATCGGCGCTATTGTTGGCAGCCGACAATGAAGGTTATGTGCGCTCAGCGGCTCCAACAATTGTAACTGGCGGGCTGGTGTCCACTGGAATCTATAGTGCCTCATTTGCGCTGACAGCGGCATCCACCCCTGTGACCACTCTTTATGATGTGTGGTTTACTGGGAGCAATGCGACAGTGGCTACTTCGTCCGCTACTCAATACTTCACGGGAACTGTGGCTCCACAAGTTGTTAAGCCTACCCAAACCGTTGCTAAGCCAGTTTATTATTTAAATATTACCAATTTAAAAGATAAATATCGTTCTAATGAAACTGCTCGATTTAACTTATATATTAGAAATAAATTTTGGAGCCCCAACATTTACACGGTAGCTACCACCACACCAGAAAGCACCACCATCCACAGTGCTTCTTATAGGGTTTATAGAGTGATGGATGCTTATGAAGCGGTCCCATATCACACTGGTTCAGACTTGGCCACGGGTCTTTCTTATGATGTGTCTGGAAATTATTTTGATTTTGATATGAATTTATTAGAGCCTGGATATGCATATGCATTTAAATTTGCTTTTTATGATCCTGCATTAAGTTCATGGACGGAGCAACCAGAAGTCTTCAAGTTCAGAGTAGAGAGTTATGAGTATTAAAAAACTTTTTGATTCAACCAATAAAAGCAGAAATTATTTATCCGATACCGATCAAAAAGATGCTTTTGAGAGTGTAGAGTCGGCAAGAAATGCCCGCGCAATTAAAACCACTCAAGACACTTTCATCCCACAGGTAAATTATGAAAAGCCTGTAAATTTTGCTAAATACGGCTCGGCATATCTTTATTATAAATCTGCAATTGAAAGAATTCACGATTATTACCCATATGATGGGTCAGATGCAGAGATAAACGAATTCTATAATGGTTGTCTTCCTATAGAACAATACCTTTTCGATAGTAAGTATCCGCGCACAACGGGGTACATTACGATGAGCGCTGGAGGGTGGGGATCTCGAACTAATGTGTTGGCTGCTAGCGGCGGCTATGGTTCATCAAGTGCTTCCGAGTATATTACTTTTTATGGCGGACCCAACACCATCACCCACACAAAGCTTCAGGATGTTTTTCCAAACCCATATGACGACAAATATCAATATTCCAACATATACGATACAGACATTTATACTACTGAAGGGCTTCCGACCACTTACGGTTCAGGCTCTCGCGAATCAAACCTTAAAAGCGATTTTGATAAAGGCGTAACTGTAGAGTTTTGGTTTAAAACTGGCTCGACTAATCCTGTGGCCACATATGCCAACAAAACTCAAAAAGAAGTAATTTTTGATTTATGGAACAACGAGCTTAGCTCAAGTGCAGATTATGGACGTATTACTATTGGGATTAATTCCTATACGGCGTCTTCACCATTTTATGTAACAGTGCAATCGGGGACTGCCGCTAGCTATAACGTTTCAGGGTGTTTTGAGCAAGCCATCGGTACGGGCTCGTGGACAGGTTCTTTCACAGATGATACTTATTGTTTGTCATCATGGAAGCATTATGCCTTTTCAATGTTCAACTCTGGTAGTGATTTTCTTATTAAACTGCACGTAGATGGCGAATTAAAGGATACTTACACCTCTTCATCAATGACATTGGGAGCCCTCAACTCTAAAAACATGATGGGTCGTATTGGCGGACTCTTGACTGCTCCTTCGGGAACTATAGGATCCACCGGTTCTGGAAGCACTGCTGCCACAGTTAATGCCTTGTATGCTGGTGCCGGCAAACTAGAGGGAGCACTCGACGAATTTAGATTTTGGAAAGTACGCCGAAACTCTAATGAAATTGCGCGATACTGGAAATCGCAAGTAAGAGGTGGCACAAACACAGATATTTCTAATACGACCTTAGGGGTCTATTATAAATTTAACGAGGGTATAACGACCGATACGACTACGGATAGCATCGTTTTAGACTACTCAGGTCGCGTAAGTAACGGCGCGTGGACCGGATACGTAGCTAGTTCGCGTAATACAGGATCTGCGCTGGTTTCTTCTAGCGCGAGAACCGAAGAATATTTAGATCCCATTGTATATTCGACTCATCCTAGTGTTACTAGTTTAAAAACTGATTTGCTCAATAAGGGCGAAAAATACGATTTTACTAATAACTCTGCATTTGTAAATATGATGCCGTCTTGGGTACTGGAAGACGATGAAGGTTTAACAAGTGATTTGAGAAAAATGTCTCACATTGTGGCCACATATTTAGACAAGTTAAGGCTTCAAATTGAAGCGGTACCGAGTTTTAAAGGAAGTATATACACCACAGCTTCAAGCGCTCCTCTTCCATTTGCTCAACACCTACCTCAATCTTTAGGGCTTTATACTCCCGATCTTTTTATTGATGCCACGGTAATGGAAAAGTTTTTAAATCGCGATCAAGATACTTTCTTTGAAGGGGATTTAACAGAAACAAAAAACCTCATCTATCTCAATTTGTACAATAACCTTGCTAGTATCTATAAAGCTAAGGGCACGGAAAAGGCTATTAAAAATGTTTTTAGATGTTTTAATATGGACGATAAACTTCTTCGTTTAAAAACATATGCAAACAATCAAGTTTATGATTTACAAGATAACCTTAAACAATATATTTATGAAGATACTGCTATCAATCATAATCTCGCTGCTAATATACAAGGTGTCGTATATCAGCGCAAAGAAGCTGGAGATGCCAACTCTTTAGGATATATTTCGGGTACCTATGGTCGTACTGTGGAAGGCGGCTCGGCAGCAGTTCGCGAAGGAAATTATGGATTCACAGCTGAAGCCAGTATTGTCTTTCCTACTTTTGATATGCGCAGCGAGAATGCCCTAGTTAATCGCGAATTTTTAACTTCCTCTCTCTTTGGAATGCACACTATCATAACCAGTTCTAATACTTCAAAGTTGGGAACTGACACACGGTTTCCTTCGGGCTCTCAAGACTACGCAAACTTCCAAGTCTTGGCAATTCGCGATGAAAAGAATTCTAAAAATGTTAGATTTCAACTATCAGCATCTAATGATCCGTTTGCTGGGCAATTTACTGAACTCACAAGTAGTACTTTCTTTAATGTTTATGATAACGAAGAGTGGCACTTTTCTGTCAGAATGAAGCCGACCAATTATACTCTTACAAATATGGTTGATGGCTCAGGTGTTTATAGTTATATATTAGAGTTTAGAGGCGTTAATGCTGTTTTGGATACCATTCAAAATAGCTTTGTAGTGACCGCTTCTATTGGCAAGGATGCCGGTCAGAATTTTCTTCAATCGGCAAAAAGGTTATATGCCGGCGCACGCAGAACAAACATCACTGGCGCCACACTGAATCCTAGTGATGTTTTGTTTGGAAGCATGAAATATTATGCCAAATATATAGAAGATGGCACCCTGGATCAACACCTCTATAATGAAAGAAATGTTGGAGTTTCAGCTTCTTATCAGAACCTTTCCGCGTTAGATAGTAGCCTTACAGATGCAGATGTGCTTAATAGTAACACCTTAGCACTTAATTGGACTTTTGATAATATCACCTCTTCTAATGCTGCCGGCAATTTTGGATATGTACAAGATGTAAGTTCTGGCTCCTCGGGCCGCCGCAATGATCACTGGATTGGCGGCATTGCTGGATGGCAACACACTGGCTTTGGTTATGGATTTGCTACCAGTTCTGCTGATATAGTTAGTAAAGATCTTTATAACGCTTTGAAGTTTACCGATCCCGAAGAAGCAATATCTTCAACCATGGTACAGGTTTTAACAAATGACGATATCGTATATGGAGTCACAGAGCCTCCACCAACCTTTTTTCACTCTATAGAAAAGAGCATGTATAATGCCATTTCTGAAGAAATGTTATTATTCTTTGCTGGCGCTATTGATTTTCATAATATTATCGGAGAGCCTGTTAATCGTTATCGCGAGAGATATAAGGTATTAGAAAAGCTAAGACAAACGTTTTTCCGAAGAGTTACTACTGTTTCGACTGTTGAGAAGTTTATTGATTATTATAAATGGTTTGATGATGCCATGGCTCTTATCGTTGGGCAGTTGTTGCCCGCATCGGCAGAGCTTGTAGAAGATGTCGCAGAAGTGGTCGAAAGCCACGTTTTAGAGCGCAACAAATACAAGACTCCGTTTCCTACTATAGAGTTTGTAGAGCCAGAGCCGGAGCCGGCTTCTATGCTTGGTGTCTCTTTCTTGAAGACAAGGTTTGAACTTATAAGTTCTCCCACACCCTCCTCGCCTCGTGCCACCAACATTAGAGAAGAATTTTGGAAAGTCCGCGCCCTACGCGATTCGCAGGATCTTTCGAGTAGTGTCGCGCGCGTAAATGTAGATAGACAAATTATAGCAAATCAAGCCAACGTCACAAGCGACACTAGTGCTAGTAATTTTAGGACTCGAGATGGAACCAAATATCAAAGGACGAACTTTTTTCAACGACATCGCTCTCTTCCATATCAAATTACAGCCGACCTAATAGACACCAAATTATCATCCGAGGACCCTCTTGAGGATCAATACGTTTCTTACGAATATCAAGGTGGAACAAACTTTTCAGAGCCTCGCCCAAAATTGGATTATTTTTATCACGCAACGCGCCCTGCAGGCGCCATTAACCGAACGCATGGCGCCTATGTTCCTGTAAATGTATTGCTAGCACCAATGGCTGAATTGGTGCCGTGGACTGAGATTGAACTTAATCCCGCTAATAGGATCTCCGGAAGCAAAGAAAAAAGACATTTTAAGCTTTGGTATGGTCCCGATTGGGATGGCGGCTATGGCCCCAATAATGTAAAAAATAGTATTGGATTTCCTTTTAATATTATGAGTTCAAGCGTGAGCGGAGGCTATAATAAACAGATTGTAGAAAATTTGGGAACATCCATGGAGTTGACCAATTTACACCATGACGTATATGGACCCGAAATGGAAAGACCAATGCAGGGACCGTTTACAGAGGCTGTAGTAGGAGGGCACCAGTCTCGACATGTGGCACTCAATGATGGCACAGATGCTTGGTATAATCGACCTGAAGCTTGGAAGATTCTTTTGGGCACATGCGACACAATTAAAGGTGTCGCCGGCGCAATTGGGGTTGTCGGCGCCGATTATCCATGGCCAGAATCCAATGGTGAGGGCATAAACCCTTATCCACTGACGGGCGCCCAAAAAGCTGTATATTATCGAGGATTTACAGCCAAGAGTCCAGTTAACATCCGCAACATACACCTCACAGGAAGCGCATTAGGAAACTATAGTCAAAATTATGAAGTTGTATGCACGTTTGGAGGGTATGTCAATCCACGCCAATTCGTGGAAAATCCTCCCACTCTTCCCACAGAGCTTACCCAAACGCCTTCTGGTACACAGGCGCGCTCTTTCTTGGGGATTCGTAGGACCGATAACTCTCATTTTGATTTTGTGCCCGACTATTCTGTCGGATATTTGACAGCTTCTACTGGTAAGTCGGTTATACTCAACCATTTTGCTGCACCAGGCAGCATAGAGACCATGGGCGTTGGATATAAAGATGTGCGAGCCTCTGAGTTTTCTGCCTACATTCCTTGCACTTATAGAAATTGGTCTGTCCGGCGCCCCTTCCAAAATATGTCCTCTAGTGTGGTTTCGGAAGCAACAGGATCCGGGACGCCTGGAATTAGAGTTTCAGATGTCAATGGTTTAGATCTCGGGTGGGATTACAATACGATGGCGCACTCTGCGCAATTTGGACGAAGCAGCATTATATATCCGCCAGACGCCCAGAGAACTGCCTATGATTTAGCTATTAATTTTATGGGTTACAGCGAGACTGAGATTTACCGTTCGTCGCAGTATTTGCAGGGTTGGTGGAGATTCAGAACGCTCGAGCCAGGAGGCGCTGGCTGGGGAGTTGATAGTAGCGACAAAGGACGCACAGGAACATTTCCTACGGCTGCGGACAAGCCCACATATTCCGGGTCTCTCGGACCTTCGAAATACGTTCAAACATCTAGTGCTGGATGGGACGGCGGCGCCGAACGCATGAACATTGGAACAGCAGCCACTTGGGATGCACTCATAGGCGATGCTGCCGGCAGTACCAAGCAGATGACATTCGCGGCTTGGGTCTATAAAACTGGCGACGGCGGCGGCACCTATGGTCGCATAATTGATTTTGGCTCCGGCGATGTGCGATTCTATACGAATAATGTGGAGTCTATCTATTTTGACGTTACTGCTTGGACTGGAGCAAATGCTCAATGGCATGTAGGTCAAGCCTTTTCATTAAACACTTGGACCCATATTGCAGTAACGTACGATGCCGGCAGTACCGCCAACGAACCTGTCATATATGTCAACGGTGTGGCTCAGACAGTTACAGAGGACACGGCTCCACTCGGCACTTATGGCGGCATTGACACCGATGCATGTTTTGTTGCGAATAATTTCGATGCAAATCGAGGATTCGAAGGTCAGTTGTGCGATATGGGGGTTTGGAATTCGATCTTAACAGCAGAGGATGTGAAGGCTATCTATAACCAGAGCAAACTACCGAGTAAAGTAGGACCCGGAGCCATCAATGTTCAGCGCCCCAGCATGTACAAGGTTAATCGTAATCCACGCATGCGCCTGAAGCCGATAGGTTATACACACACAGATGGAGTGGAGACGATCACCTATATGACGGCGTCTTCTTATGATAATTTCTATGTTCAACATCAAATTCCGAGAGCAGACAGACAATATGCATGGGTAACAGCCAGTATAGTGGATGCTGGAGACTTTAGATACCATGGCATGGCACAAGTTGGTGGACCGCTTGCCGGCTACTACTCTAGTTCGGCCGAAGGATACACTGCTTATTTCAACTTTATGAGCGCTAGCAGTGTTTTAGGAAAGATCGGCGGTGGCGCCGACATGCCTATTTACCAACCGGCAAACCGTTTGAATATTTACGTCATAGATCCAGTTAACCTTTCTACTAATACCCTCGGACTTCTCCCTGCTCAATCAGTCACTAGTTCTTATAACACGTTATTGTTGGACGAGTACAACAGCACGCCTTATGCTTTAAATTTGAGCGCCGATTATCTTAACTTGTTGTTAACCCAGAGGCGAAGTACTTTTGAGGATCGACACATTCCATTTATGTCTCCTGTTAAGAATCACATACTTCAAAAACACGCACAGCAGTCTCAAATAACTCTTGATGATGGGCGAGATAATTTACAAATTTATCCGTTTAAAGTTGCATCTATGAGAGGAAGACCGGTGTACATTAACATGAGTGCGAACGATCTTGATGCCACCTATTGCTTTACATGGAACAATGAACTGCTTTATTGCAGTGATCAGACTCTAAATCAAAAATTAGATGTGAGAGGGGATAAAACAACTATTTTTGATAAAACAATTGAAGTGGCAGATGCATCAAATGTTTTTGATATTAATTGGATCTTATATTCCGAAATGATGTTCCCCTCGCGAGTAAAGGAATTCACATCAGCATCCGCCGAACGCCCTAATTATGATAATAAGTTTTGGAGAACGAGCGCTACAGATAGGCTTTCGCTTGGGTCGTTTCCAGACCGAACCCCCCAGCCTCGGTGGTATAATTTGAACGGTCCAGATTGGAACTCAACGCCGTCTTATTCTTATTCTTATATTGGACAATCTTCACTTCAAGGCTGGTGGCGACTGAACCAGAGTGTAGCCGACGGCGGCGATTTTGTAGATAGTTCTACCCACAGTAGAAACGGCACCAGTTCCGCCGGCGGAACACCAGCGCAATCTACAACTCTTTATCCATCAAAATATATTCAAACTGCTAGCTGTACTTTTGATGCTAGCGATGATGCAATCAATATTGGCACTGCAGCCTTATGGGACGACATTATTGGCAATGATACCGCCGCCGGCTCTACAGAATTAATGACATTTTCAGCATGGATTTATAAAACTGGCGACGGCGGCAGCAGTCTCGGTCGTATATTCGATTTTGGTCTTGGCGACCTTGCGATATATACTACTGCTACGGAAAAGATTTATTTCAATGTGAAATGGACGGATACGGGGGGAGCAGGCACCAACGGCATCGCGTATTGGACCACACCTGATAATCCTTTTACTCTTGAGACTTGGACCCACATAGCTATTACTTACGATGCTACCAGCACATCTAATAATCCTATAATTTATGTTAACGGAGAGGTGGTGGCACTAACAGAAGATGAAGCCCCTGTCGGAGATTATTACGGATTTGTTTCTCAAGATTGTTTTATAGGAAATCGTGCCGGCGTCGACCGAGCTTTCGAAGGTCAAATAGCAGATGTTGCCATATGGAACTCGGTGTTATCTTCCGTGGAGATTAAAGCTCTCTATAACGCAAAAACAGGCGTTTACCCCAGAGGTACTAATTCATTTGGTATACCCGTCTCACAAAGCTCATGGCCACTAGATGCGCCTATTGACTTTTTAACGCGAACTGCGGTGCCCTATATAACACCGATAGACTATTCTTTGGTTTATTCAAATAGTGCCGGCGAATTACAAAATACATATGTACAAATAGTAAGTGGAAATACTCCCCGTGGATTTGCGGCCGCTCCTGCCCTTGCTGTTGGCGGTTTATTGGCTCGAAAACATACCATAGCCACTGCGCGTAGTGTGGTTTCGCCCTCTTCTGGCAAACAGATTTCAGCAACCGGGACCATGGATTATAAAGCGCCTGGTCCTTCGGGCGCCTATAACCAAAGGTTGGCACATCAACTATATGCCGGCGAATCTGAATGGCAAGCCGGCACTCAAGCAGGAATTATCGTTAAAAGCGGTAATGGACCGGATGCTGTTTCGATCTTTGAATCCCATTCTTCGGCTCCATTCTATTATAATTCTTATGCTGATTTTATAGATGAAATAAGAACAGTGGCAAAAGATTATGCCATTGTGCCAGAATTTAGAATTAGCGAACACGTTGATGAGTATCTTAAATACGGAATTTCAGCCAATAATAAATTTGATTGGGCTGAAATTCCGGGAGCTTATACTGATAGTGGACACCCCGTCGATAGTTCTCAGCCCGGATTCTATAAAGATTACTCAAATTCAGAGTTTGCACATCACTTCTTGACATTAAAGAATAAAACTCTCACAGAACCAGTAGAAATTATGTTGGAAGTGAATGCTGCAATTCGGTATAATCCTTATAAAGGATTTTATCCACAACAACGCACATTGGATTTAATAACTCAGTTTTCAAAATCATTTGGCACAAGCCTTATGTCGACTAACCTGGCGGGCACCCCTGTCCAACAGCGAAACGGCTGTCTTCGACCCTTAGCACAAGCATTGTTTGCGCCTGGAGTGTTGTATAACACTATTAAATCTGGGCTGGCTGTAGACTATCCTGTTGTGATAGATGAAACTAAGGTTAGTCGCCACAATGCTTATGGATATACAACAGCATCCAACGGCAGCGCTAACGTCGGAAGTACAGGATTAGCTAGTACTGATATTTGGATGATTACTTCCACCGGCTCTTTAATTCCTCCGCTGCCTAATGCGGTTGCTGTAGAAGGGTACGACGGGGGACAATTTTGGGATTATAGAGTTTCGTTTGATGACCTTCTGAATCCGTCTAATTTGCGTGATCTGGCTTTTTTCGACGTCGAACCTCACCCTTCTTGTTCTTTATCCGGCATTACAGCATCTATCATGGCAGAGCCCGCCGATGAATCTTATGCCCTCATGGCATCAAATTTTGCTGCAGCTATTCCTGAATTCTTTTTAAAGGAAACAGAGTTCACCAAACTTGAGTCTGAGCCAGTCTCGGATGGGTTGCGATTTGAGACTGGTTCTGTATACGGCGCCCGTCTAAAATTGCGTTGTTCCAAGGAGGGCACGCGCACATATGGATTCGAATCTGGCTCTTCTGGCAATTCGGTTGCATATGGACGGCTTGGAGCGAGAGTTTTTGACACAGATAGAAGTATCTTTTTAGATTCAGTATACCCTCTTCCGCAAGATCCTAGGCAAAATCCAGCATTCCAATCAACGTTCACCATGGAAAGTCGCCCTTCATCGTTCGGACCACCTGTCTCTGGTCGTCCAACTGCGAGTGTTATCGAAATGACCGCATCTAATACTCGCCCAGCAGACAGCATGAACGGCTTTAATTGGTCTTATACTCCTCCCTATTATGATGGAGAAGCTTGGGTTGATTTTATATTTACTCCTACAACTTCGACCACCACAAAAGCGCCCGTGACTTATGACCTGGAGAAGATATTATCTGAAATTGAGTATAAATATTGGCGCTGCGATCCGGGAATTTCCGCTTCGACTGTTCTTTCTTCTTCCACCAACATGGTAGGCACCGTGTTACTCCCCACTTTTAGTGGAAACTGTGGACCTATTTCATGGCGCGCCGCTCATCAAGCATATCCTACAGCCCCTATTGGTAGTTCTGAAACTCCTTTGATTTACGATGGGGCAAACATTAATGACAACGCCATGCAACTTAGTGCTAGTCTTAATATATTTGGGATTGAAAAGGTGCTTAGTTCTACCAAAGATAAGTTTGGAAATCAAATTTCTACACAAAATCAAACTGCTGGTTCAAAATGGGTTATTCAGCCCAAGATGGAAACCCCAATGCTTAACTTTAGTCATACAGGCTCTATGCCGGTATCGGCATCGACACCTCTTTATGGGTCTGCCTCTGTTTCTACAGGCATGTGGCGCCAATTTGGCATAATTGATCCCGACCCCAATAAAGGTATCTTTATGGAAATTGGACCGATTCCTCCGCAATGGCTTAAAAATCATTACGAAGTTATAACATATCCCACAATGTACAATGGCAGGCAGCCGGCAATTAAAGGCCAAAACGCTTATAGAAACATTAAACCTTTAACAAATGTAATTAAATTTAAACCACGAAAAAGAAAAGCACGCCTAGGCGAATTAGCAGAAACTAAAACTATTAAAGAAGCAATAGTTATAGTACCTTACAAGATAGATTCGTCCGCACAAGCGCCGGCAATAGGTGGTCAAAACTCACAAAGTAATGCCCAAGCTTCAAAGCGATTTTTTGGCATAAGCCGCGATAGAATTAGGGCTACCTCTACTGAAGAGATAGGAAGTGCCACAGGAGATTCTTTAGATGCTGCCGGCATGTCTATTAGAGAATTGGTTAAGAAAATGGAGTGTTATGTGTTGCCACCTTGGGCTGATTTTCTTAGTAACAAATCTATCGATCCTTTTGTGATGTACATGTTGGAGTTTGAATATGAGTTCGATAAAGATGATTTAAGCTACATATATCAAGGACTTGCGCCCCGCAATTCAAAAAACATGACACTTACTTCACGATCTACAGCCCATGAACTCAACCCCACAGAGCTAATGAGTGCCGAAGATGTTCTCGATCCACATCTTAGGTGGATGGTATTCAAAGTTAAGCAGAGATCTATGGTAGAATATGAAGATATTATGGTGCCACAAGTTGGAGAATCTAGTACTGCACGCGATGTATTTGACTTTACCACAACCGATGAAGGTTATAAAATTGGCTATAATTGGCCATATGATTATATATCTTTCGTTGAATCGATCAAATTCGATGTTAAGGTGCTTTATAAAGAAACTGACGAACAAAAAGCAAAGAAACGGCGCGATAAAACAGAAGAAACTTCTGACGCACCCGCCGGCGATCTTTTTGCACTTGATATTGAGTCGGAAGGTGCCGAAGAAGGGCGACCAACCCTTGGCGGCAGAGTCGTGGGACCAAGGAAATAAACCATGGCAAAATTTATTAACAAAAAAGAACAAGTATATGACCTTAAGTTAACCTCTTATGGTCATCACTTGCTGTCTATTGGAGAATTCAGTCCATCTTATTATGCCTTCTATGATGATAATGTGATTTATGATATAAGGTATGCGTATGAGGGACTCGAGGCGCATGCCACATATACACAGGTGGATGTAAATCCGCCGGCCATGGACGGCAAGACATTAGTATTGGAAGACGCGTCTGGTGTTACCCACACTGCCACATTTTCAAATGCTGTAGGCACCACAACATCGACAACGATTTATTTTCAGGAGTGGGACTTTGATCTTGCAAGAATAGCCAGAGAAGTAAGAAAATCAATCAATTTGGCAAACACAGAAGGATTAATAGGAATCTCTGCTAGCGACTATCTGGGCGCCGCCCAACATATCCTTTTGGCAATGGATACACCCGGGACAACTGGCAATGGAAAAACAATAGGAGGAACACTCTTCAGCGCCGCCGCTGGAAACGCTACGGTCACTCCTTTCTTGGGAGGGCAATATCCCGAAAACCAAAACAACGTAGACAATCGAATCAAAAATGAAACTGCTTATTTGGAAAGTTTAGTGTTGTTCGAAGATATTGATGATGCTGTAGCGGGTAATTCAGGAGAATCTATAGATCCTTTAAGTGCAGAACTTACATGGGTGCAGCGCCTTCCTCGTAAAGATATTTTTAAAATGAATGCGGCTATTGGTGATGCTTATTTAGATGGCAAAACTAATGCAGCCCCAGCATGGAAGATAGTGGCACTTCAAAGCAGAATTAGCTCTTCTGCGCGAAAAGATGTTCGCAACGAAATAGAGGTTCCACAGCTTAATGTTGTTGCAAATTATCGTACTAAGATTGTAGAATCAGAATTTGAGTTTAATCCATCTACAGTGCGTGAAATAAACGATCAGACACTTACTTTTATAGATGATAAAAGAATTGTATTGGAAGCTGATGATCCGGTGTTTTATATTGAAGAGATTAATACAGAACTTTTAATGGAGAATTTTGAAATAGAAGTGTTTGGATATGTGACTTCTGGTTCTAATGTGTCGGGGCCGGCTACTGGCTCCCAACAAGATACCTTGGAGCGGAAGTATTTTCGAAAAGATATACCTCAAATTGTAGATGGATTTTTGGTATCCAATGTTAAAGAAACCATGGCAGTCGAAGAGATAACTACTGGAAGCGTGGAATACTATTTTGATGTTTTAACTGATCAAAACATTGAACAAGAATTGGCATGCCGAGGAGCCGAATCTTTTAATAAGGGATCTTATTACATTGATTTAGACTTTGATTGCGATAAACAAAAAGATGAAGATATATTTTATGATATTTATGGATCAGTAACGGAGCCCGAGATATGTCAGGATTAGTTTTAAAAGGAAACACAGTCAGCACAACAGGCGAATATTTGCCTGCGCCCTATATTGACCGAATATATGTTGAAGATGACGGGTATAGAATAGAAGTTTCCATCTTTATGCCCGATGGCAACAATAGTATTGCTCTGGGTTCGGAAGTGATAACAGACGATGCCCTCGCATCCGTAAGTTTAAATAATTTATATTATTATGTGGTAGTGTTTGCGAACTATTCCAATTCCAAATCTCCTATAGAGTTGATTCTTGATGGCTCGGAAACTTTTTTGAGTTATTGGAAGACTGCAGTAGATACCGTGTACGCCCCCAGTATGTCGTTTAGCGTTGATGTGAGCGACGGACCTGAAACCGTAGAGGTAGACACAGAGTCGATATCGTATGGAGATACTCCCGTAGAGTATCAAATTTTTCCCGTTAAAGGAACTCCGGTAGTTTATTATGATGATGAAGGTAGAGAATTCTGGAAATATACTACAAAGAATGGCGCCCTGGCGACTAACGAAGACGGCTTTTGGTCCGAGACTACCTCTTTTAGTGTGTTTGCGTTTAGTAGCCCTATAGAGTGGGCAGAGGGAGAACCTATAGAAACAGACATGGAGGGCACCCATGACCTTCTACATGATGCTCAAATAAGCGATATTGCTTATGAAAAAGTGTTTGAAGACTCTCTGATTGCTAGTAAATTTCAAACCGAATACATGGACGCTGACGGCGCAATTTACGATCAAGTCCCTCTTCAGGCGCTCGATTCGTTTTATTACAAAATCACCACAATGACTCATGGAGATATTGTAGATTATTTTCAAGAATTAGCGGACGAATTCGAAGCAGAATATGATCTGGACACTTATCCTAAACTCCAAAACATGTTAGATAACTTGGCACTAGTGCTTTCCACTTACGGAGAAAAAGCCGAATTAGTGCCTCAATTAAATGCCCTTCGCCAAGTGACTCCGGATAAAACTCCAACTTTACCAATTGGAAAATTATATAACAGATTTAGAAAACGAATTGCGACGGTCAACAAAGCCATTAAAGATGGCGAAAAGTTGCGTCGTGTGGTGGTTTATAATGGAAAAATTGTAGACTTGAGAAGCCCAGGCATATCAGCGGAATCCATGGCCAGTTATGAGGATTTGGCGCCCGAAGAGGTGATATATACCGATTGGGCTGCGAAAGCTACCCTTCTTACAGATCCGTCTGGCGAAGATGCAGACTGGGAAAGAACAGTGGTAGCTGGCGCCTTTTTGTTTGATTATGAAAAAGCTTTACGTCGCAATTCTGTAATTTCTAAGGTTTTAGATGTAGACGTATTGGAGGATGCCCTCATCAGTTGCAAAGAAGACGAAGACGACCCCACCGACTGCATTGCTGCGACTCCCCATATTCCTTATAAATATTTTCGTATAACAGAAGCTAGCCTGAAGCGCGGCTGGTATTCGGGAGGAGCAAGCTTCTCCAACCAGGTTTCGGTCACACGCGAATGGGAGAATTCTTGTAAAATCACCTCTCATCTTGATACTAGCGATGAAATTGATTATCCCCTTACCAACAAAATAGAAATATACACTGGTAATCCGACTTATAGACCTTTAATTGTTCCAGATCCTGAAGGGGCGTCGGTTGCTAAGCCATGGGCGGAGTCTCTCGAATGTACTGATTATGGACCGACAATTGTCAGCCCTGACGGAAAGCCTTCTTATTTGACCGCACGAGGCTTTTATGATGCTGCAGCAGATCCCATCCTCAGTAACTCTTATCGTCTTCTACTCTTTGAGTCAATGGACTATATGGGAGAGTATGCACAAGATCCGGGCGAGGGTTTTAATGCTTCTTATGGATACTACAGCAGCAACATGACCAATCTTGAGTACTCGGTATATGTTGCGTCGGTTACAATTGAAGACACGACAGGCGCCCTACTGTATACGTTTTATGCAGCCATTGAAGCTTATCTCGAAACGTTGAAGGATTATTATGATCTTTGTGTGCAAGAGTGTGCATTTAATAACGATACAGAGGGTTTTAATTTATTCTTTTCTCAAGGAATGATAGCCGAATATGAAGACAATATAGAAAATGCCCCATGGATAGCTGCGGCAGTGGCTTATGTATATTATTTAGATTTAATAACGGGTCTATATGAAGGCGATGAGACGAAGATGGCAACACAAAGCGTAGAAATAGTCAACCAGATTAATCCAGTTAATGGAACCCTGGCAGCTATTGAAACCTTTATAGAGGCTTTTGAGAAGTTTGTCTATGATAATTTTAAAACCGGTACAGTCGCCGCCGCCATGGCACTCGCAGAAGAGGATATCCCAATAGAGCTAACCTATGAAGTAGATTTGAATATTCCCACGGCTACGTACGATACTCTGCTTGATACTGAATGTCTAGATGAAGCTCTAGGTCTCTGCGACGATGATTCGGATTGTACAGCACCTACACCAATTTGCGACGAAGATCGCAAATGTGTCGCAGCCACACCCAACAAAGAGTGGACTAAGGTGGCATGGATGAAAATGGATGTCGGCAAGTGGGCTGGCAACGACGAAATAGAACAGATCCAATATTCCATGCGGTCAGGGTGGCTCGTTAACGAGGACACTGCTACAGCCTGGGCAGAAGCCGGCGACCTGTTCTGGGCCGACATCTATGATCGCGTAGCCAACGGCGCCTTCGAGAAGGGGGAAACTTATAGTAGTTGCGATATAATCGCCGACGGTACAACCTCGACCGCCGTCTGCGACATGGACACTTGGCTTCCAGGTGGGATGACAGATCCCGAAGATGGCCCGCAGTATTATTATAGTCTGATGACCGCAGCCGCCAGCGAACACGAGTATGGATCAGATGCTGCCTTTTATGTCGGCGGCGAATATGATGTTCGTTTAGAATATAAGATGGTTAATTCTAATCAGACTGATGGTGTGGCATATGTCTATTTGTGGGCATATATAGACCCAGACAATTGGGAAGGCGAATTGGATTTGGATAATCTGTACGGATATGACCACGTCGCCATCTGGGTTACCCCTTGGTTACTATCACTAACGTCGTAGCTACAACTTTATAATAAGGAGAACATAAAATGGCATACATGAAAAGCACTAAAACGAAAAGCAAAAATGCAAGCAAAACTTTAAGCAAAACCTTAAACAGAGGTGGCTCTGGAAAACAACAAACTACACCACAGCGCACCAGTCGCACCAAAACGAAGAGCAAAAATGCAAGCAAAACCTTAAACAGAGGTGGCTCTGGAAAACAACAAACTACACCACAGCGCACCAGTCGCACCAAAACGAAGAGCGCAAATGCTAGCAAAAATTTAACTAGAGGCGGATCCGGAAAGCAAACAACTTCCACACAAAGAGGGGGAAAGTCTAGCAAATCCTCGCTAACTATAAGCAAGAACGCCCAAACACTTCGCACTTCAACATTAAAAGCAAGAGCAGACCGATCAGCAAAATCTAAATCTAATAATAAGGCACTCATAGCTGGACAATCAGTAAACTTGACAACAGAGCCAAACAAAGCTGCAATTCTAAAGGGAACAGAAAAATTCATGAGAACTCAGCCCACCAATAATTATGCGCCTAAAACTGCTACAACAGCACAAGTCGCCACTCAATTTTTGCATTTGATTGGGGTGTGCACCGACTCTTCTAAGGGTGCCGCATATTCGCTATTAGACGATCAGTCCGACAAGCTTAAATGTAACGAAACTTCCGCTGAAAATCCTAATATATTGGATGAATCGACGGCCAAAAACCAAAAGAAAGAATATCCCACCGGTGAAGATAAATTTCCCTCCCAAGATGATCCTTTTTATGAAGAAGATGAAGCCCAGCCTCTTGCTTCTGCTTTACAAGAACTAGATGCACAAACCGCAGAACAAGAAGCTCAAAAAACAATTTCTTTCGCTGCAGCCTTGGCTACTGCCAATGCAGGAATCGAAAAGGAAGAAACTACGCCTACGAGTAATTCGGATACTTATCAAGTAGATCAAGTAGAAGGTTTGTCGGATACGACGGGCGGCAGTTCTTCCAACGTAGCTACGTGGGGGATGATGTAAGAATGATAAAAATATTCACCAAAAGAATAATTAGGAAAGGAGATAAGTAATGCCATACGCCTCCACCTTCGCCAACAATCCTGACGGATATTATGCCACCCGAAAATGGTATTTTTATATAATCACTTCAGCTACGGAAGTAGACGACCACAATGTTGTTGATGGCGAGTTATCGTTCGAACCAAAGCTATTTCAATATGATTACTCGCAGATGACTGATTATTCTTATAATGAATCAGTAACATATGATACATATTTTAGTTGGGTATTCCTGGGTGGTTATAATTACCTCGGTCACGATTACCGTGTGGTGCCTGGATATATTATTGAAAAGAAATATGAAGAAGATCCCGATAATAGATTGTACGCTAGTGATGAAATTATGCAAAGCGGCGAATTAGCAGTTCTTTATAATTCGGAAGCAATCATACCCTACGTGTTTAGTGATACCGTCGAGTACTCGCCCAATTATGGTGAATATTCAGCAGGATCCGCTGGTATAGTTTATACTGCTACTGTGGCTAGTTATAACGCAAACGAAGAAGAATCATTAGAAGCTTTGTTTTCCACGGACATCGGGACAGAAGACACCGAGGACGACGAGGATGAAAGTATGTCGCTCGCAGAGGCGGCTATGGCGCGCGCCATAGCCGACCTCGCATCGGACGCGTCCACTTTTGACACAGCACTTGCCTATATGGTTTCTAAGGGATATGACGCAGTGATGGACATCACAGTTGCAGCAGTCGGTAATCTCTCTAATCCTGTATTTAATTTTCAGAAAACAAAGTCGCCGCCCCTCAAACAACAACAGTTGTCTTTGTTTGCAAATGAGGATACCACCACAACTAATATTTCGATAGAAGCGACTTCTACATCAGTTTATGAGGAAGGAGAATAAAGATGGCAGAATATGATCATATTCAAGCACAGATAATCGATTCAGATTTATTTTCGGGTTCTGTTGATTCTTTCCGCACAGCATTCGGCGGCTATTATACCACTGTAGATGTGGAAGCTACCGATGAAAATGATGCCGGTACAGCATTAGAATTTGTGGATCCGATCTCCGACTCCGAGTATTGGCACCCAGACTTCGACGGGCACGGAGGCCTCGAACCTTATGAACTTAAAGCCGTTTTAGACCTTGATTTGATAGAGACAATTGATGAAGAAGTTTTAGTTGCTAATAGAAAAATGCCCATGAGAGTTTATAGCGATTCTGATTTAATAGTAAGTGATATTTTTTGGAAAACGTTGTGGATAGGAGGAGAATTTGACGAAGTATCTTATTCTCCCATTTTTAATGAAACAATTCACAGCTATTATACTGCCGATTATGACCTTCCATATCCTCAGATTGAAGCGAATGCCTTTTCTTCGGAAGATATTGCGAATGTTATAGAAATTTCGTATGATTATAGTGCTTATTTGCCTCAATATCAAAATTATATCTCTAAACTTGATTCGGAATTGCTAATTCCTAGCTATTATTTAATGTATAATGTTGTTGCCAATGAGCATGATTTAAGTGACGCTGATGGTGCTCAACTACTCTATAGTGATAATTTGATAAACTATATAACTGCTGAAGGATCCTATCCGGATATTCTCAACTTTTTTGATTTTAACGAATCCACTATTCCAGATGGTTTTGAACTAAGTGATTATGATGATAAGGCGGCAATGTTAGAAGCAGCCGGCATAGGCACAGATTTTGTTACACGCAACAGCTATCTTGCCACAGATTTTTTAACAGCTTCTTATATACAAACTCCCCTTTCAGCCTCTACTGTCGAGTGGGCAAAAGATAGAATGCAAAATTTGCTTTTTGATAAAGATGCAGTTGGCGATCTTTTTGCGGGAGGCACTGAGTTTAGCACGAATGCTGCAATGTTGCCTTATAAGATTAAAATAAATTTTAACGAATATGAGGGAAGCTCCGGAGAGTTTAGCAGCGATTCTTCAACAACGATTTTTGCAGACTCAATTAGGGAGAACAACTTTTCTTCTAAGTTTATAAAAACTCTTTATCAAGCGTTTGGGAACAAAGTAGAAGAACTTGCACCAAATGAGGTATCTTATGTCACTAGTTTAAATTATTCTTCAGCATCTCTTGAAGACGAAATAGAATATACAAACAGTACTGCCAATAGTGTTTCCTATCGGGAAATTGATTATGTGAACTTTTTGGCTTATTGTTATAATAATTATATTTCTTCCGAAGAGGGATGTTTGTTGGTAGGTCCCAAAACATTAGAAAGATTAAGTGCTATCGACACTGACGGAACTTATCGCCATTTTAACACTAAAGCAGCACTAGGCACTTTGACTGATGCTGTTGAATATTTAGCTAACACCACCAACATAAGTATTGAAAGTTTGAATGACATTTATACTAATTCTACCACGTATATTGAGCCGGTGGCATACCGTGTTGAAAAGATCGGAGGACCACCAACCGGAGACTCATTCACACAAAACACGCTTCAGAATTTTTGGTTCTTTAAGCCCGAGCCGCCCGATTTTGATACAGGCGCCACTTTTACTTTTTATGATAACCAAGTAAAATATGATACAGACTATACATATAAAGTTTATGCATATGCGCTGATGGTGGGATATCGATATAAATTTTCTGATTTAGCTCTTACAAGACAAATTGGGTGCGAAGGAGTCGACGGCGAATATGGCTTAGAGTTTTATGATCCATATTCAGATGATGAAGGAACTACTTCGCGTTTGTATGAGGGAAGTGCCACCGACAATACTTTGGTTAGCGAATATAGCAACGTTGTCACTCAGACTTCGGTAGCACTCATAGAAGAGTTTGATACTTTAGAAGCAGCCGAACTCGCCGGCGGATATTTTGTCGGACTCGGAGACGACGAAACTGTATATTCTTATACTATAACGGAGAACTATAATGAAAGTGATGGACTTTTTGATGGCACCCGCACACTTACTGTCATCAAGTCAGAAACAATCACAACTGCAGGAAGTGAGTATGGGACAGATGCTCAAATTTTCTCTACAGCCCCTTATGTGGCCGATTTTTATTTAAATTATGAACCTACCATTAAATTGGTAGAAATACCGCTTTATGAAAAGACTCTTAAAGTGATGGATAATCCGACAAACAAATTAAGTGTCGTGCCCTACCAAGTCATAGGAGACTCTCAGCAAATTGGTTTTGATTTTGTATATACTTCTTTTGTTGAAAATACTTTTCCTTCTGTCATTGATGATGCCGACGAGGAATACAAAGAGTCATATATAAGCGCCAATGATTTATTTGAAAATTCATATATAGAATTTGAAAGCATTGCAAAGCAACGATATGTCGAAGTGTATAGATTATCATCACGCCCAACTGCTATAACAGACTTTAAAGGCGCAAAAATCGCAGAAATTGATTTAGCAATAGAAGATCTTTCTCAATATAGCTACAAAGGTGCTTTTTATGATGATACAATAAAAACAAATCAGAAATATTATTATCTTTTTCGAATTCTAAATCAACAGCGCGTCTTATCACATTTAACTGAAATAACTGAAGCAGAACTAATTAATGATGGAGGCTATAAATATACTGTTTTCAATACTTTATATGAATATGAATTAGAACAAGAAGTTTTCAACAACCCAACCGAAGAATTTAAAAAACTAATTCAATTACAGCCCAATCTTGATCAATTAATGTTTAACACAGATGATATCGATTATAATGAGGCGGCCGCCACCCAAATAGGCAACTTGGTCGTTGGAGCTTCTGAAGATTCTATCTGGGATAAAACGTTTAAAGTACGCTTAACTTCCAAAAAGACAAGTAGAAAAATTGATCTAAACATTACTTATAGATTGAACAGCGATTAAACAAAATTATAACTATTTACGAGAAGAGAGGTACATAAATGGCTTTTTTAGATAACTCAGGAGACATCATTTTAGATGCCATCTTGACTGAGACCGGAAGGCGCCGCATGGCACAAGGCACCTTTAAAATTACAAAGTTTGCCGTAGGGGACGATGAAATTGATTATTCCCTATACAACAAGGACGCTAGTGGGGGTCCCGCTTATTATGATTTGGAGATTCTACAGACTCCAATTGCAGAAGCAGGATTGCAGCTTAATTATGGATTAATTGGAAGTTTAACGTCCGATATTCTTTATATGCCTGTGACCCGAATTAACGAAAAAAATTTGGAGCTTACTAATATTCAGAGTAACGGTGGAATGTTTTACGTAACAGATACCAGCGGCGATCAAACTGACGGCGCCATTGGTGACGCTCTTACAACGGCTGGTGTAGGGTATATGAAAGGGGCAGCAGTCGCTAATGCCAACTGCGTGCTTCTTGAGACTGGGCTCGATGTGGCTTTTGGAGAAGTTCCACTTGGAACAAAGCCCAATCAGTTGTCTTATCTGATTGCTAATGATCTTGTAAATAAAACATTCTATGTTTTTTCGGATAGTAGATTTTTTGGCGGAATGCAAGGATTGAGTCCCCGGGCTAACTTTGCCAACAATGGACCCAATAACGAGATCTCAGCCCAACTGACCTTAACCATGGCTAGCCGTACAAATATTGGAATCGGATTAGATAATTATAAAGGCGCCCGAGTTCTGGGCATCAATAATGAAATTTACTATTATGGCAGCGGCGTCAACACTGAAGCAAATTATTCTGTTTTGGGTGGACCCCGCAGCAAGATTGTGGCAGTTTCTCCGCGAGTTAAGTCCGGACTTGGACCAGAGTATACTTTATATGGGTTTACGAACCAAGCCAGTGTGGCTGGAATAACGGCTTTCAATGTGGATTATATTGATACCACCATATATGTCGTTGGAGCAACTACGGGCACGTCAGCGCAGATTCCTGTGCGAATTATTAGACGAACTGTTTAAAATATTATTTGGAGAAATTAAATGGCAGTAATTAACTATAAGAACTTGAACACATCAACTGATGTAGTATCAAGTAGGACCATCTTGCATGAGGCAATTCCTCTAACGGGAACAATCATTAGTGGGACATATGGAGTTTTTCCAAATGAAGACAATATTAAGAATTTCACCCATGGGCTTTTTCAGAGTGTGTATGATTATCCTTATTTAAGTTCTTCTGCTAACCACATTTTTGATTTAACAATCGGATATTCTGCTGACTCCACTGTGAGTGGTGCCGCTTCTTCTGGTTCGAACACAGGACTCCAAACATCACGAAAGATTAACATGTACAATCAGATGTCACATGTGCTATTGGGCATTACAGGTTCTTCTTCCGATATTCGAAAGTTTGAAACTGATTTAACTTTAGACAATTCTGATCCTATGAAAGAATGCGTGTTCATTGACATGTCACGACTTATCACCAAGGATCAAATTAAGAAAGGCACATTTAGCATTACATTGGCAACTGGATCTTGGGCTGACGTTGGCGACGGAGGACCGGGCCCAGGCGGCAAAGTCAGAACTTTGACTGACGCTAGCGCTTCTGCGGTCGGAGGAACTGCTAATACGTTAGGGGGAGACTATGGAGTACTCCTAGATAGCAACTCTGTAGGAATGGGGATTGTGTTTTATGAAGCTGGCATTGTTGCCCTTCATACGGGAGCTTTCTGCAGTAGCTTATCTGGTGCAAGCAATGGTACTTGGTATAAGACCCCTGCAGGAACCGGTCTTACCATCGGTGCAGCCTTTGCATCCTCTTCCATTAGTGGAAACTGTGACGCAGTAAGACACCGTCTGTCGAACATTTCTTATAATAACTCTGTAGAAATCAACTCTACAATTTACTTCTGCCGCCTGCCAACAAACATGTTTAACTACAGCGCTAATCCGACCTATTTGAGTGCTAGTCAAATTCGTGTAAAGAGTGTGGCAACCGATGATCCGGTTTCATATGTAACAACTATAGGACTATATAATGCGTCGAACGAGCTATTGGCCGTTGCCAAGCTGTCTGAACCGTTGAAGAAGAGCCCTACGACAGAGCTTACGTTGCGTGTTAGATTAGACTACTAATATGTCGTTAAAAAAGTTCGGCAAAAACGATGTCCTTGTCAACACGATGCGAACTTATCCTAAGAGTGAGTTCCTAATTTATGACAGCAAGGTATACTATAACAATGTCCCTAACCAGTCTGGCTCCAAAAACCAATACGTAAGAAACGTTCCTCCAGGCTACATCAGCTTGTATGAGTATAATATTGATCGCCAGTATGTAGACACCGGCCGCGATATTTCAACATCTGGCTTGGGCTTTGACGCTTCAGATGGCGTTCACGAAGCCAGCGCATCAGTCGCAGATACCGGCAGGATTTATGCGTGGACAAACAAAGGTAGTGATTACTATAACCTTACAACCGTGAGCCAAGAGGCTTATGATCTTACTCCTACTGATGATATTTTAACGGCTACATATCCTTTCTCGGCGTCTATAACTCGTGAATTGATGGGAATAGATGGAGGAAGTATTACTGCTGGAAGCACAGCCGAAATTGACGTTACAGAAGAAATTTCAGGCGAAGACGTACCGGTGGGTACTGATATTACACCATACTATCGTCATTATTTTGCTTTAAAGAATACCTTAGATCATAATGGAATACAAAGTGTAAACTATAGAATTATAGGAACTTCTTCTGCGACATCCAATTGGAACAAAGCAGATCAAATAATCAATATGATATCGATACCTAAAATCTTTTATGGGTCTCGTATCAAACCCGGCTCTCTTTCGTTAAAGTGGTATGTCACAGGAACGTTGGCTGGCGAGCTTCAAGATGCTCGACAAAATGGAGAGTTGAGGCAGGTAGCAAACTCGAGCGAGCATTCAACCGCTTATGATGATGAGTGTGCTGGTGTTGTATTATATAAAGAAGGCTTTATTTTGTTGACAGGTTCGTGGTCTTTAGATCCTGCTGCTATGGCTTTGAGCAGTAGTGGTGGTGAAGATCCCTCGTGGATTTATTTTGGTGCCGGTGCTGCCGATGGTCCATCTGCCGATCCTCCACACGGTGGCAGTAACTCTCGAGACACAGGGGTCGACGTGTCTACAAACGCATCTTTTAAGCTTTCGTTTCAGGGCGAAACAGAGACTCAAGTCATGACCATGTTCTCTCGTGCTGGTCGCGGCAAGGCTAATTTCTCTAATAATCCTACATATTTAACTTATGGACAAAGCAACTTGCAAGCGACTTCCTCTCGATTTTATGAAGAGAATCCCAACAGAACCATTTATAATTCGGTAAGCTCGAGTTATCCCGATTATGAAGCTCCTTTTAAAAAACAGGTATATGTTTCGCGAGTGGCAATTTACGATGACAAGAAAAACCTTTTGGGAATTGCAACACTTGCGAACCCGGTGCTTAAAAGAGAAGATCAAGATATAACCTTTAAACTACGACTCGATCTGTAGTATAATATATCTATGATTCTTGGATTAGATATTTCTACCAGTATTACTGGTTTTGCTATTATAGCTGATGGCGAGTTGGTTTTCTATGATTCGATTGATTTGCGAAAGCACAAAAATCACTTTAAAAAAGCAGAAATAGTTAAAGAAAGGTTGATGGATCTTTTCGAAACATATCAGTGCGGTAATGATGATGGCGCCAGCTTTGGATATTCGGAACATCCTATCGAGCACATTTATATTGAACAACCGTTCACCTTCTTTAACTCTGGAGGCTCTTCGGCCAAAACAATGGCAACACTTCAAAAATTTAATGGAATTATATCCTGGATTATTTATGAATTGTTTGAGATTGAGCCTCAATATGTGACCGCAATGGAAGCTCGCAAGCTATGCGGCATCAAAGTTCCGAGAGGACAAAAAGCAAAACAAGTGGTACTGCAGCATTTATTAGAAACCGAAGGCGCATTTAAAATAGAGCACACAATTCATGGCAACCCTAAGCCAGAATCGTATGATCGTGCTGATGCCATTGTGGTGGCCAAAGCGGGCTACGAAAAAAATCAGAAAAAACTTGACACTAAATAAAAAAAAGGGTATATTTATAGGGTAAGCAGATCATTGCGACTGTTTACAAACTTAGACTAACATAGATAAGGAGAAATACAATGACTAGTTTAATTCGTAGAAGTGCGTTTCCTGCTCGCACACTTTCAAAGCGGGAATTCCTAACTCCATTCGATGAGTTGTTCAACGGCATGTTTAATGACATGTTTCCAGCAATCCATCAAGAGTTCGGAAACGACTTTTTTGCGCAAGGTTCTTACCCGAAGTGTAACGTGGTGAACTTCGATGATAGAGTCGAAATCGAAGCTGCTATTCCTGGCTTGACCAAGGACGATGTAGTGGTTGAAGTAATCGATGGTGTTCTGACCATTAGGGCAGAAAGTAATCAACGCTCTCAAGTTGATGATTCTCAATATGTAAAGCGCGAAGTTAAGCGTTCAGCTTTTGCTCGCTCTTTCCGACTAGGAGAAAACCTAGATGAATCCTCCATTACTGGAACTTATGAAAATGGAATTTTGACACTGTCTGTCATGAAGGTTCAACCTACACGTAATGAATCTATTGTGCGCACAATTGAAATTCAATAATACTTTAGGCCCCGCTTCGGCGGGGTCTTTATTTTCTTGACTTAGCGGAACAATTATGATATATTGTTTCTGAGGGCAAATGAATAAGAAAGAAGCAGAAAGGATTCTACATGAAGCTTTTGGAAACTACATCAACAGAGGGTCAGAGCTTCTTTTCAAATGCCCGTCGTGCGATCATCACAAGCGCAAACTCTCTATTAATCTGGACAAAAATGCTTTTAAGTGTTGGGTCTGTGATTATCGGGGTCGTAATATTAGGCGTCTTGTTAGACGTTTTGGTTCGTATACACAATTACAGAAATGGGACGCAATATCGAACCGGGAAGATATTGAGAGATTTGCTGACCTCTTTTTGGAACGAAGCTATGAGGAGATCGCGCCAAAACTGGAACTCCCGCCAGAATTCGTAAGTCTCGCAATTGATGATTTGCCAGCAACAGGCAAATTTGCTTATCGTTATTTGCGAGAGCGAGGCTTAAACAAAGATGACATTGTCCGATGGAAGATCGGATATTGTTTTTCTGGAGATTATAGAAATAGAATCATAATTCCTTCGTTTGATGATGATGGCGATGTGAGTTATTTTATCGCTCGTTCATACAATGGCGATTCCTACAAATATAAGAACCCGAGAGTCTCTAAGAACATTGTTTTTAATGAACTATTTATTAATTGGGACGAGGATTTAATTATTGTAGAAGGAGTTTTTGATGCCATTGTTGCCGGGAATGCT